TCGGCGCAGCGGAACATTTATGTACGAGATATACATTAAGGTTAGATGAGCTCGTAACTTCTGTACAAGAGGACGAATAGTACATTATAGTAGTTGATTTTGGCCTGATAGACGGCTGTCGTTATTGAACGACATGTGTCAAATCGTTCCCACACGCATGTCTATGGCCTGTGTTTTCTGGCGCAGGAACGAGCGAGCAATGTGCGAGACACGTGATGACGTGTTAGTTGTATGAGCTACGACGTGCTTGGATTAGTACAGAGGTTGACATGGTTGTTGTCAAGGTGGCCTATGAGCAATGTCAGGTCACAATTAGTACATGAGGTAGTAACGAGTAGCCAAGGCGAGCACAAGCCAGCCAAAAGTAGTTCACTGATATATGAGAAGAATATTCACAGGTGACTTGCTATTGTGCTAAAAGTTTGGTATATTGATATCATCAGGTAATCGCCTGATACGACGAAAGGACAATAACATGAAGGCAAATAAAAAGCACACGAAGAATCTAGAGGCAGTCCAAGCAAGAATCTCGGTCTTGCGTTACGAGATCTCTGTACGAAAAGAAGAACTCGAAGAACTTGCCAACCACCTCGCTGATTTTGAACTTTCCCTCAATGTAGATATCCGAGGCCTAAAGGACGAGTTCGGGATCGTAGCAACTGGTTGGAACATCTGAAATAATAAAGCAAACAGCGGGGGCGAAAGCCCCCGCTTTTTTGTTGTATAACGTGACCCGCATGAACATGTGTGCGACGTAACGAGTACCCGCATATGTATTGATGTTACCCGCAAGGGCTAAGTCGTTACAAACGAGTACCCGCATAGGCATTGCGAATGACCAATATGTATTTGTACGAGTACGAGTACTCGATGACTAGTGGTATTACCTCTCATGTCACCGCGCGTGGCTAAGGAGGCCACCTACTTACCGCGCAATGTCACCCGCACTAATGCCAAGGGTCTTGGCTATAGTTGATACCCGCATACTATAGTTGGGCGCTTCAACTATAGTTGAGCGTCTTGGCTATAGTTGGGCGCTTCAACTATAGTTGAGCGTCTTGGCTATAGCTGGGCATGCCCGCATATGTTGATGCTAGGCGAGATGGACAGTTACGTTCTGGTCACCATCAAAGAGGGCAACGAACGTCTCTGAGTTCATACAACCTTCACCCGCAATCGAGCGATCTTTTTGGAAGGAGGCGACTGCGATGTGAGTTAGTTCGCCATACCAGCCATCCTTGTCACTACCCGCATCGTGATACCCCAACTCGACGAGACGACGTTGGGCATGGTGGACTGTGAGCGACTTACGAGCGTACTTATTCATATACACGCACTTATCAAGATACACGTCGTCAGTGTCACCACCGCTTACGACGTGGCGCACAGGCGATGGTGTCCCACCGCGTGTAGGCTTGCTGACCTTGGCTGGCTCTTCAATGACCGCAACTGGTTCTTCGGCAACCACTACTGGTTCTTCGGCTACGACCACTGGTTCAGGCGTTACTTCAGCAACAACTTGTGCCTCAACGACTTCCTCAACGACTTCATTTGTTACTTCATCACTCATTTTTCTTACTCGCTTTCGTTGTTACTTTTAACGATTTGGATTGAATACACGACCACCGCGTCCACTGCCGCCAGCCGCCCCGCCATTACCGCGCCACGCTGGCATACGTCTACCCGCATGCGATCTTGCCGTAATTGTACCACCTACGAAGCCGCTTGGTGGCTTGATCATTAACGCAGTAAGCGCGTGAACGAGCGCATCAACTCTGTCTGGCGACTTACCTTCGCCCGGAATCCACGAACACATTTGGGATTCAAGGTCGGCTAGGTAGTTGATGTGATGAATACGTCCTTGCTCGTAGGCCAATGTAACTGGTTCTGCCCGCAACGCTTTACCGTATTTTGAATGGACTTCAAGGACTTTAATGTGAGGATCAATTGCGTTGATTGCATTACGAACGAGTGCGCCACCTTGGTTAACTTCAGCAACGACTGGACAACCATACTTACGTGCCATCGCAACAACCGCATTTGCCCAGACTTCTGGCGAACCATGAATTGTTGCGTCTTCCATTACCCATGCTTGACGTTTATACAAATCGTGATCTGCAGTTGATGCGCATACAACGATCCCGCATTCGTCACGTGGGTTCTCTGCGACTGACGGGTCAACGCCGACTACACGAAGTGGCGCGCCTACTGGAAATACGTCTTGCCTGCTTTTTTCAATCAATTCAATTGTCCAAAGCGCACCTTCAACGTCGCTCAACATTTCGCCATAAAGTTCTTGCGCGGCCAGACGAGTACCCGCATATACGCCTGTGATTGCGTCAAGATAGGTTTCAGATAGGTTACCCGCATTGTCCATCGTTGAACCTTTTGAAATAACGACACGACCAGTCTTTTCAGCTTCATTGATTAGTGCGTACAAAACAGGAACTCTTTTTGGGGTTGTTGTGCAAATGATCTGTGGCGAGCTGCCAAGTCGCGTTCCCACTCGTAAGTTATCCCATGACGTCATGCCCGCAGCGTCGGGCGACTGACGCCACGCAGCGATTTCATCTGCCCAAGCATAGTGGAATTGAGGACCGCGTAAACCATCTGGTTCATCGGCAGTAAAACATGTAGCCGTATTACCATTTGGCCATGTTAGTCGGCGCTTTGATGGTTCGTACAGTGGTCGTTCGCTTGGAGGTGACACGTTGATGATACCTGACTCACCTTCAACGATAACGTCACGCACGTCAGCTGCAGTACGTGCAACAAGCGCGAACCGCAATTGACCTTTGTCAGTTCGCTTTGCCATATCGCGTACCCACTCAGCGGCTGCACGTGTCTTGCCAGCACCACGACCAGCTAGGTACATCCATATCGCCCAATCATCACCCGCAGGCGGTAACTGTTCTGGCCGAGCCCACGCTTTCCAGTCCCATATCAACTGTTCCATGTCAAGACCTTCAAGCACGGCACGTTGTTGATCAACTGGAAGCAGTGCAATCTGCTCCATTACGCTTTTACCCATGCGCTAATTGTATACCGCGTTAGACGCAGTGTGGGTTAATCGTTGTCCCACGCCTCGTATTCGTCATCGCCCATCAGGTTACGCAAATATCTTTCATTACTATCCGCGTCACGCTTTGCGATACGACGTAGTTCACGTTGGTCGTCCTCAACCGTGGTTGGACCACCTTCAAGTCTTAGGTATTCTGGTTCATTCATGTATTGCCTCGTGCTTACTTATGTTGGTGAGTACATTGTATCGTCTTGAGTTTCATTAACGAACCGCAAGCGATGATTCTTCGTACCTTTCACGAGCGACCTTTTCAATCAATACTTGGTCATGGTATTGACCGCGTTCAACTAAACCATGATACGCGCTTTCGCATAACCGCTTACGTGTATCCTCGTCAAGGTCTTCCCAACGCTTCATGCGTCTCCTTTATTTATGGATTACTTGGTAGAAATAGTTGCTGCCCTGGATAGATCTCTGTGAAACCGTACTCTTGAACCAGGTCGTCAACCGCGTTGACTACGTTACCTGAACAATTTGCGTGGGCTATTTCCCACATTGTGTCGCCTTCTTGGACGATCACTGGCTTGGTATTGCAGACGTACGCATTGAATTGATTGTTCATGCTATTCCAAATAGCAAATGCAGCTGCGATTACCGCAATGAATACCGCATACATCACTTTTTCAAGTACCTTTGTCATTTCATCTCCTGTCGTAATCCGCCTGAGTTAATTGTACAATCCTTAGTTCGTACTTGCCTTCGTCTTTTTGCGTATGGCTGGCCTTACTGTCTGGTGCAGTACATGGAACGGTGCTCCTGATCCAGCATCAAGCTTACCCGCAATATGAAGTGCTTCACGTACGAGCTTTTGAGTATCCGCAAGGCTCAATTCGTTGAGTGCGTCTCCCCACTTTGCGTACATCGCCGCGAGTGCGTAGTCACCACCTGAACCGAACGAGTAGATACCTGTGGTGTCACGAACCCATGCGTAGTCTTCTCCGATTTCATAGATCTGACCATTGATCATCGCAAGAACGGTAGAACCATGAACCGCTTGCTCCTTCTGCTCTTTTGCGACGTAGCCATGATCTTCAAAGCATTGACGAAGCGCTGGTATGAACTTACTTGTCATGAACCTGTCTAAACGGATCCCTGTCAAGTCACCCGCGCTAGGAGGTGAGAATGCGTAGGCAAGAATGTTAATTGCCCGCACGTCGCCTGCTGCACCAAGAAGGTACTGACCATTTTTCATTACCTTCGCTGAACCACGACCAAGTGTGTACGAACGTCCACCTTCTTCGGTAACCTTTGAGTCAAACCCTACGACCGCCCATGTTGGACCTTGAACCGCGATGATAGTCGTCATTGTCTACACGATACCAGGTAGCGCCTGTTACCGCGTGACAATACTTAGATGTTCCAACCGCTTGCGACGATGCCGTGGATATCTTTGAGCGCACGGATATCTACAGAAACCGACAGCTCGAAGTCGGCTAGGTGTTTTGCGAGCTCTTCAAGCTCTTCTTTACGAGTTTGGATTTCGTATCCAAGAACCGCAATACGAGCTTGAACTGACTCAAGATCTTTAGTGTGCTTCTTCTTGATTGCCATGATTGATCCTTTCATGATCGGATGTACGAGACTACTTTACAGTCCTGAGATCTAATTTCTGTTAGGCGTGTTGTGGTCCCAGAAGTCTTCTGGGTACGTGACTCCACATGAACCGCATTCAAATACGCCTGGCTTTACAGGCTTAGTACAACCGCGGCATGAGATCGGCCTTAGTGGAAGATCTGCATGCCGACGGTAGCGTACATCGTGGTTGCGCATAACATGAATCATATGCTGCGTGATCGTCTCAAAGAGATCGTCACAGAACATGCACTCATGCTTGGCTGCCATTACTTACCCGCGGACTCGTGAAGTGTACTGATCCGCATACCAGTCTTGATATTCCTGGTCTGCGACATCGCACATGATGCCCCATACTTGTCCAGCTGCTCGAGCGAATGTCTTACCGCGTACTGCGTATAGCTCGTCCTTGAAGTTTGCGTACTCAATGGCGTCAACCATGACATTCATGAAGTCTTGGAGCATTTCTTTTGTCACGTACACACGATACTGGTAGTCCCGCATAGGCGTGAACTCAATTTCTGCGCCTGACATTTCTTGAAGAGTCTCAAGTGACTTTCTGTCTCGAGCACGAACTGCTAGATGACCTGGCTTGGCCTTGTTGTCTACCGCGCTAATAAATCCATCTGGGGTGAACACCCACATACTTTTCTCCTTGTCGTTTTGTCGTTGGGTGCGAACCTATTTATTTGATGTAACTACTTCTCGATGAGGCTTTCCTGTACATCAGCAGGATCAACTTCTTCAACCTCAACAATGCCGTACTCTTCGTTCAGCATTCTTACAAATTCACGTCGCTTTTTATCACCGCGAACGTGAACTTCCATCGGAGTTCCGTCACGCATAACCGTACTTATTTTATAGACCTTCTGGTCATCGTGTTCCATGCGCTTAACTCCTTCTTGTGTAACTATACATTCCCTAGAATTCTATGATTTCTGAGCTAAGACCGCAAAGATAAGGCCAAGAACCCCAAAGCCTGCGATCAACTCGAAGCTGCCGCCTAATACCGCGGTGGCCAGGGCGACGATCCCTGAAACCACCGCGAGTACGGCAGTCCATACGAGGTTTCGCAATTGCGAGAACCAAGTAGGCATGTTAGGCGCGCTCTGCCTTACGGGTACGACCCTTGAGGCGATCAGATGCGTTACGGATTGGGGTACCGCTTGCGCCGATGAGCTTGCGAACTTGTGCGTACGTCATGCTGTACTCTCGTGCAACTTCAATGACGCTCTGGCCTGATGCGTACAGTTCACCCGCACGCTGGGCTGTCAATTCGGTGGACATAATTGTGCTCCTTCGTTGTGTACTTGCTGTTTTGATTGTGTCTATGTCTTCTGCGATAAGTTGCAGAGTTAACCGCGACGTTGCAATAAGCGCAGCCGCTTCGTTGAGTAGTTTATCGTTACTCAAGATCTGTTCTCCTTCGTCATTGGTGAGTACTATACCACTTACTTTTTAGAATTTTGTGATCTACTCAAACATTTCTTTTTTTGGCTTTACAACGCCAAGTAGCGTCGTCGGTGCCTTTCGTTTCCTGTTGCGATCCCAGTAGACGTAGCCGTACCCTGCAGTAATGACCGCAAATACCAAAGCTGTAAGTCTTTTCATTTCTTGACCTGCTCCATTGACACAACCTTACTCGTGTGCTTTGCTGGATTTTGGCATGTCGGTGGCTCTGAAACATTGACGTAAACCGTGACCTTATTACCGCAATCTGGACACTTCCATATAAACTTATTTTTTGGCTCTCGTTCGCTCATGATAGTCCTTCTACTTTTGAGGAATGACACTATATACTATGGCACGAGGTAACCGCGTCATTTCGCAAGACCTGCCTTTTTGGCGATCCGCTTGACCTTGCGACGTTCGTTTGCTGTGAGTCCTCCCCACACTCCTTCTTCGTTATTGCGTAGCGCGTAGTCCAAGCACTCCTGCTTTACCGCGCACTTGTCGCAAATCTTCTTCGCTCTGTTGACAACTGTCCGCATGCGATCTTCAAAGAACAAATCGCCATGTCCGATACACGCTGCCTGTGCTCGCCAAATTCCAATGTCAACTATCCGTACTGTCATTTCGCCTCCCATGTATATTACTGTCTTGAGTTTGATCTACTTATGAGCTGCCAGCCTGGGACGACCCGCATCGCGGTACAAGGTTATCGTCCCGGCTAGCAGCATTCGCATGGGTGCGATCAACAAATGCTGAAGCCGCCGCTGTCTTTCAAGAAGTCAGCAAACGCTCTAACATTTTCTACATCAAACGGATAATTGGTGTCAAAAGGGTTGACTTCACCTTCGCCATTGCACCCATTGCACCAGCCGTAATCACGACCAACAACTACCGCAACTGCTTCATCGAGCTTTCGCTCTGGCATACCCATGTCTTGACCAACCGCATCTGTCCTGACGCCTGTGCCTTCGCAGTACTTGCATTGTTCACGAGGTTGGCTTGCAATCAAATTGCGGTACATCGCTTCATATATTGCAGTGCGACCGCTTGCGAGCTCGTTGTACAGTATGACTGATAGATCATCTGCGCCTTCAGCACCAAGTCCATCGCCTCCATTGCTGTGGCCATCAACACCCGCAACAAGATCTTCTGCAACTATAGTGCAGTATTCCCACAGCGGACGCCAGTACCAAACATTGTTGCGAAAGTACTCGCCACTTTTAGATTTTGGCTCTTTGCCAAATACATCCATACCCATGCTTGTGTCCTTTGTCATTTGAAGCAGGCCACCTGTTGACCCGCGCCATTATCTTACTTTCCTTAGAAATTACCTGAAGCCGGGTGATTTCTCTTTGACCGCAACATATCTATGTCGTCACGGCCGACCTGAACAGTGTCCATTAGGTTAGCCCACGCCAATTCTCTGCGAAGACCGCGCTCCACTGCTGTTAGTGCTTCATGAGACGCGCTGTAGCTCGCTGTAGCGAGGCAGAGTGCCATAAAGGCTTGGACTACCGCAACGAGTGCTAGAAACGTAATCACTTACGTCCCCTGGTCATTGAGATTCCCGCAATCAAAAATACTGCAATCGCCCAGGCTACCGCACTAATTGAATTGTATAAGTCAATATGAATTTCCATGATCTCTCCTTGTTGTTGTTGTGAATTACATAATACTTGGTGGTCTGGCCAATTTTGTGACTAACCACCGCGTCTGGATCTAATATACTTTCCTTAGAAAGTACTCCAGCTTACCCGCAAACCCTTATTACGCCTCGCAATCGTGTCCGTAGGCTGCTTCAGCTGCATCTTGCTCGCTGGTTAGATCAAACACTCGCCCGCATTCAACGCACTGGGTCATTGTCTGCATTTCCATGCTCTGTCTCCTCTTGTTGTTGGTATAGACATAATACTTTCTTGAGTTCTGGGCCTAGCCCCTATCGCCCGGATACCCGGACGATAAGGGTTTGGCGCGCTTGTGGCGCTTGGTTGGCCCAGTACTGATTACACTTCGTCTTGCTCCCACCGAAGACGATGAGTTTTCGCGACTGATCGTAGACTTCGTGTGCTCTGGTTGATGGCTTCATGATTTGGTCCCTTCGTCGTGGTGATGAGATCATTATAAAGTCCTGAGTTCTTACAACTAACCCACTACTCCCACAGACCAGTCTTGCGGTTTCCCACCAATGGGTACTCAAAGTTAAGGTACCCCACTTCAAAGTCACCCGCAAAGCGATTGGTTGAGATGACTGTCGTCATATCAATACCGCAACGCTTGAGGTCATTGAAGAATGATGAGACAAGATGTGAGTACATCACTCGCTGACGGATCATTTGTCCATCGTGAAACTGAACGATGCTCTTGTTCATTGCGTTGTCCTTTCGTTAGGTTGACGAGACCATTGTACGATCCTGAGTTTGCCAGCCAGCCCGCATAAGCAGGCCAGCCGGCAACTCGTTACTTAGTTGAATTGCTTGGTAACCGGGTTGAATTCAAATGGATCGTACTCGTTTGCCGACTTGCTTGGCATCAAACCAGTCAATGTCCATTCAAATGACTCTTTGCTCTCACGAAGTACTTCGGCAAGCTCTTGAACTTCTTCCCGCATGTCTGTGATCTTGCGGCTCAGTTCGTAGATACGTGCCTCGGCGGCCTTCGGGTTGTTTGCGTACTTCTTTTTCATGTTGTCCTTTCGGTTAGGTTGACGATGCTACTTTACTGTCTCGAGAACGCTTCCCGCAGCTGCCTCAATGAACTCTTTCAGCACTTGAATGTGCTCATCGCTAAGTCCCTGCGTCTCGCCATCCGCATCTGGTGTCCCAGTCAATACAACCGTACCTACGATGTAGTCGGTTTCTTGGCCAAATGACATGTCCCAAAAGACTTGAGCAATTGGATTGTGCTCGAGTCTAATCATCTTGCCTTCTTCGTTGACCCAAAGCGAGAGGATGTTGCTGAGGTCAATTGCTTGTACCCAGCCTCCAACCGCAGTCTGCAACACGCTGAGCTCGTCAGGCTTTGAGAAGTCAATTACTTCAACCTCGCCTGCCGGCGTAATCTTAATTCCTTGCTTCACTTTGTCTCCTTTGTCGTTGGTGAGTTCATTATATGTTCCGAAGTTTTGTCAGGCGAGCGCGTGGGGGACGCGCGTCGCTGACGGATTGATCTGGTTATCTGGTAATCGTGATGAGATTATAGACGTCGAAGTCGTCGTTTGAAATCGTCGCGATATCGTTGGTCGTTAGATCGTTCGCGAGAAAATATTCGTACGCGTCGTACGCGCAGGAATCGTTATCGAGATTGATCGTGTATTTTCCGGATGGAACGCTGATCGTGTAGGTTTTCATGAGATTATTATACGTTCCCTAGTTTTACCCGCAAGGGTTGGTAGGGTAGGGCTTGCGCCCTATCCCATGCGCCTCGCTTCGGCCATTGCCTCGGCATGGACCGCGCCGGAGCTCACTTCGCCTACCCACACCGCATACTCGCTCGAGTTCAGGGTTTCACGTGCTTCGGCGAGTTCGGCCTCTGTCGCATCCAATTCAAGCGTTGGTGGGTTGTCGCCGTGCTTTGCGAGGTATCCCCATTCAATTACCACCATCATTCTCTCCTTCGTCGTTGGTTGTGAGTACATATTACTGTCTCGAGTTTACTACCGCGCTAGGACGTGAGTTTGTTGATGCGCGTGCGAAGACGTGCGGCGGCTAACTCGGGACTGTAAAATATAATCGTTATACCAACCCAATACGAAAGCGAAAAACATGGCACAATACTCCATCAGCATCGACTATAACGACGAACCATACGAAACCGGCCTAACGCTCGACGAACTAATCGCCCTCTACCTTCCAGCCGGCGTCAGCTTCGTTCGTTACGCCTGGCGTAACCCGCACCAGCCAAACGACGTCACGATTATCGTAAACGCGAACGACGAAACCGATCTAAACGAACTCTGCGATTACGCCGGCGTAAACGATCCCGACGAACTCGAGCGCGTTTTATAACGCGAACGCGATCCTCAAACGAACTAACCCGGGCGTCTTACAGCGTCCGGGCTTTTTCGTGCGCATTTTCAGCTGCAAAAAACTAGGGTAAGTATAATAATAAACATGAAAACCTACACAACACTTACATATGTAAACCACCACGACGAAGTGCATTGCGTACAATGCGCAAGCAACTCAACCGAATTCCTTATCCCCGCGCCTTACACGTACAACCCGCAAACCGACGCTTACGACCTATTTTGCCTCCTCTGCGACACGCAAATTCACGAAACCTTATAAACTTTACAAACCACGCAAACACGAACCAGCCCGGCGCTCATCGCGACCGGGCTTTTTCGCGTCCCGAATTACATCGGGAACGCTCGCTTGATATTCATCTCCGCGTACCACTCGTTCAGGCCCTTTATTTTTTCTTCAACCGCGCTCAGAATTTCCCCGATCTCTTCGCTCGAGAACTCTCCATCACGAACCAGTTCACGAACCAGCCCACCGTAAACCAGATCAGCTTCGCGATCCGCGCCTTCAATCGTTTCAACGATCTCACACGCCTTATCGTCTAATCTCTCGTCCATCGTATTCCTTTCGTCGTAGTGATAGGATCATTATACGATCCGGAGTTTTCCCAGCACTGGCAGTCTACGGCTGATCGCGCAGCCAAACAGCTGCCATCAGCGTAAGCGCCGACAGTAGTACTAGCAAGTCCACCCGCGCTCCTTTTTTCGTTGTGAGTACATTATACTTTCCCGATTTTAGCTTTCGGGAAGCATGTCGCAGAGCTCGTCGAGCTGGTTGTCGCGGCACATGCTGGCGAAGTCGGCTTCGGTAAAGTTGCTTGGGAAGTTGAGGGTGAATGTGATGAGGTTGTCGTCGGCGATGTCGTACGTGAAGTTTGAAAATGTTAGGTCGTGTTCGGCGGCGGCGATAAATAGTGGCTCGAGTGCGCCGCGGTCGGAAGCGCTGGTGATTTGCATTGGTTTCATGTTTTGTGCCTTTCGTCGTTGTGTAAGTTTATTATACTCTCCCGAGTTTTTGTCGCGTTACGCGACGCTCACCCAGACTGGTCGGGTATCGGGACGGACGGCGTAGGCGACGAAGCGCCCAGCGATTGCGTGTTCGTGAAGTATTGCGCGCTGTTCGTGTGTGAGCAGGCTGAGAAGAAGGTGGTATGAGTCGTTATGAATAAGGGTGGCTGGTTTATCGGGATTCTGGATTAGTGATGAGTATTCGTTGGTCGATGTCATGTAATCATTATACAATCCCGAGTTTTGTACTCTTGTTGCCCGCGCTACGCATGCGCCGGCATCACGACAATCTGCTCGTCGTATCCCCAAACCGTCTTTCCTGACTCGAGCGTCATGTCAAAGCCTGGTTGACCATTCTTGACATCCGCATACTTCCCAGTCACTACACCCGTACGGAGCACGCCGCCCCAGGTCTCGTAACTAATCGTGTCGCCTATTTTGTAATCCATGTTTTGTCCTTTCGTTGTGAGATCATTTTACGATCCGGAGTTCCTACCCCAGCTCTTTCATCAACCGCGCAACCTCGACGGCAGTCAACTTCTCTTCACGCTTATACACCCGTACCAATTCTTCCATCGCTTCGTACGGGTCGCAGTGCGAGTACTCGTATTTAACCATCTCGAGAATGTCACTCGCCATTTGCTTGATGTCTTTTGTCGTTGTCATGGTCTTATTCTACTTTCCCTAGAGGTCCTCAAGCTCTTTCACGAAGCCGGCGATAACCCATTCTTCGTAATCTTCAACCGCGCGCTCGGTCGCATTGCCGATGATCCTCGCAAGGCCTTTCGCCGTGTCAACCCGCTTGCGCAGGTAGGCTAGGCGCTCGCCGTCATCTTCGTTCTCGATGCTTTCAATCCGCTTGAGGATTGATAGCACTTCGCCGCCGATAGCTGTCTCGAGCCAGGTTAGTTGGGTCAGTGTAAGTTCAACGCTGTACTTTTTCATGTCGTCATTCTACTTTCTTGAGTTTTAGAGTCTTCACCCGCGCCTTGGCGGGCACTCAAGTAATCGGTTGATTACCTGAGACATCATCTGCTTCGTGAGAGCTGGGTCTTCAGCTGTCCGCAACAGCCACATGTTGTTTACTTCCCGCTCGAGTAGCAGCCGCTTTACCAGCTGCCTCTGCGCTGTCGTTGGTCCGTATTCCATGTCACCATTCTACTTTCCTGAGTTCAGTCCCAGCGGGACGGTGGACTGTAGTCCTTGCTCACCGTCTTGCTGCATTGCGGGCATTCCGCCTCCACATCATCGCAACCGCGCTCGTCAACCGTGACATCTGATTCAGTCCACTCGTGATCGCAGTCACTGCAGAAGAAGTCCATGTCTACTTCAATGTCGTTGTACCCCGGGAGGTCTCTTTCATAGCAACCCGGTGGTAAGTTGAATCCTGATCCAAAGCCCATTGTTCTCTCCTTGTGTCGTCGTGTATGAGATCATTATAGGTTCCGGAGAACCTATTCGGCCCACCGCTTGCCTCGGCAGGCTTGCCGTGCGGCGATCCGCTTCTTGTTGGGGACTTGAGTCGCCCGCAGGATATTGCGGTCGGCAAACGCCTGGCGGTCGCCTTCGGTCCATCGTGTATTTGGTTTGGTCGCTGTTTTCATGAGATCATTATACATTCCTGAGTTTACTGCGCCTCGATGTCCTGGCGCAGTACCCGCAACTTCATTGCGAAGATGAGGACATCGTCATCTTCTTTCAGCTGGTCGGTCGCTTTCTCAAGCTCGAGCGCAAACTCATCGCGGAAGATGAGTTCATACTCAAGACAGTAATTGGCCTCGTAGATCGCGTTGAACGTGTCATGGAGGTCAAGTTGGCCTTCGATGCGCTCGATGACATCGAGCTTGGTCTCTTTCGTGTTCATGGGATTCCTTTCGCCGTGGTGTGATCTCATCTTACTTTCCAGAGTTTACCACCCTGTCCTTGCGTACCAGTAGTGGTAGTGGCGGGCGCTCTTGATCCCGCGTCGGATTCCGGCTTTCTTGGTCCAGAAGATTCCGATCTGCACTGCACCGATGAATCGTTTCATTTTGGGTCCTTTCGTCGTGGTGTACGAGATCATTATACATTCCTCAGAACGCTGAGGACGCCACAGCGGAGGTAGCTAACCTCACCGCAAGTTCCCCGTCGGGCGTTGCGAACTTGAACCGTATGTAAGAGGAGGGCGGATGTCGTGAGAGGAGGACGGATACCGTGGTCCCGGGAACCGCGTAGAGCCTTATCTTCTGAACAGAGCCTTATCATTCAGTGACGTCTCGTTCGCAACCTTGCGGCTGCTATGATGTCCTCAACGTGCTGAGGCATGTACTCATTTTACTTTCCGGAGTTTCTACCACTTATGGAAGTTAGTGGCGGTGCGGAATCCGTGACGGATTCCATACGCACGGGAGCATGCGATGAACATTCTCAGTCTCAGAATCATTACTGGTCCTTTCGTCGTGGTGATGAGTTAATTATACTTTCCGGAGTTTCTACCACCGGGTCCTTGGAGCCCAGTAGTAGAAGTGGCGGCCCGTTTTGACGCCGGCGCGGATGCCGTTGGTACGTGCCACCCCAATCCCAATCTTGATTGCGCGGATGATTGCTTTCATTTCGTGTCCCTTCGTCGTGGTGATGAGTACATTTTACTTTCCCGAGATTACGTGCCGCCCTTATCGGGCGGCCACGCGGACCTCGAGATCCTGCCGGACTTGGGGAGCCTGCGCCACCCAGAACTTGTTGCAGTTTTCACGTGAACCTGAGAACCTGATCAACTTGAACTTGCGATCATAAACCTCGTGGGCTCGGGTTGATGGCTTGGTCGTTTTCATCTTTCGTCCTTTCGTCGTAGGTATGAGATCATTATACTTTCCTGAGTTTTAGTTGGATTGCTCCCACAGGTGAAGATCGGCGTTCTCTGGCGCTGGACAGGGTACGTCGTAATCCATCCAATCTTGATACGTGAATCCGCATTTACAGGTTTGATCTGAATCCATATTCAGTCCTTTCGTCGTTTGAACTTGTGAGATCATTATACTTTCCTGAGTTTTTACATCCCCATCTTCTCGTACCACTCACTCAGGATCTTGACCTTTTCTTCCACCTCGTTCAAGATCATTCCGATCTCTTCGTTCGTGAATTTTCCTTCTTGAACCAGTTCACGAACTAACTCGCCGTAAACTTGATTCACGTCAAGATCTGATCCTTCCATGATCTCGCAGATCTCGCTCGCTTTATCGTCTATTCTTTCGTCCATTATTTTCCCTTCGTCGTGGTTACGAGATCATTATACGATCCCGAGTTTTAGTACTGGGTGGATAACTCAGACGCCGCCCAGTGCGACGAGGTTAGAGCAGTGTTATCCAACTGCGATGATCATTATAAGTTCCCGAGTTCAGTCAGCTAGTCGCATGGCCGCTTCCATTGCGTCTTCGTGGTCAGCGCCGCAGTCTACCGCCGCTTCATACTGGGCCTGCCGCCTAGGCGTTAGGGCCTCAAACTCAAGGCGGGCCTTTCGGACCTTCGGGTTACTTGCCTCTCCAAATGCTGTGATCGTCGTCATGCCACTACTTTACATTCCTGAGTTCAGCGACGGCGCGTGTCAGCCGGCGACCATTCCGGCCGATCACGCGTCTCGCTTGCGTGCTAGCGCGCACGACGAAGAACGCGCTAGCAACTGCCCGTCAACAGTTCTTGGGCCTATGGCAGGCCGGGCCGCTCGAAAGCGTGCCCGTCATGCCTTTGCGGCCCTATGGCAGGCCGGGACTTATTCCCAGTCGCCATCATCATCGTCATACGACGGCTCGGCGTAGTAGTCCGCATAGCGGTCTTCCTGCGCCTTGATGATGCTTGCCTCTTCGTTCCAGTGAGCATAGTCACTGATGCTTGGGTTGGTCATTGCTTGGTCCCTTCGTTGTTCGTTGATGAGATCATTATAGGATCCTGAGATCCCGTCAGCCGAAGCCTTACGACTGGGACCCGTAGGCCCAGCCGTAAGTTGCTTTGTAGAAGTCTTCCATCCAGGCCAGTGCGCCCTTCTTGGTGTTCTTCGGGCACCCGTATTCCTGTGCCACTCTGATCAATGAGACCCCCCGTACATATTTCATGCCCGTTTTGATCTCGAGGCGTAGCCCGCCGATCAGTAGGCACATTCGGTAGTGCTCGATGCCTTCCTGCGTGTCAATTGCCATTATTGTCATTGCTTGTCCTTTCGTCGTAGGTTGATGAGATTATTTTACAATCCTGAGAATTAGCAGACCCAGTTGACCGCAATTACTGATGACTTGAAGTCATAGTCATGACTAATTTTAGCCGAGACCATGTTCCAAAAGTCTTCTGCTTGGACTTCAGGTCCATCAACAATTTCAATCTCGGGACCAAACCAACCCGCAAAAGCTGCAGCTGGCTCGAAGTCAAATCCGACAATTTTTCCGTACTTTACTCGAGCGACAAAGCTTCCAGGAATATCTACTCGTGTCATTTCATCTTGGTCCATTGTTGTCCTTTCGTCGTTGGTGAGTACATTATACGTTCCCTAGATCGAGATCCAGAGAACGTAGCCAGAGTCATTGGTCTTGTTGTGGTGTGCGCATGCTTCCACCATCTCACGAGCGCGCTCGAGCGTGAGGCCAGTTCGGTAGACTTCGCTACCACCCGCATCGCCGATCATGACCGTGTATGTCTGTTCCTGTGTGGCTTTCATGTGATGTCCCTTCGTCGTTGTTGAGCTCATTGTACAGTCCTGAGTTTTACACTTCGGCTGGGCGAACCTCAAGAATCTGTGAGTCCAGTCCCCAAAAGCCACTACCGACTTCTGTGGTCATTACAAAGCCTGGCTGACAGCCGTGGCCGACAATTGCATGCTTTGCTGTTATGACACCTATCTTAACTCGTGTGCTTCCAAATGGTGAGTACACGACCGTGTCCCCTACTTTATAGTCCATGCGTTTTGTCCCTTCGTCGTTGGTGTGAGATCATTATATGTTCCTCAGTTCGCCGGGAAGCAACATAGCTGGAGGAGCTACCTCCCTACCCTTCGCCCGTCGGCGGCCTTGAACGATACAACGTGTGCGAGAAGTGGACGGATAACTAAGAGGAGGACGGATGGTCAATCCCGGGATTGATCAGAGCCTTATCGTTATGCAGAGCCTTAACTTGCAGGGACGGGTCGTTCGCAACCAGGTAGTTGCTATGTTGTTTCCCGGCGTACCGGGTATGCTATCATTCTACATTCCGTAGTTTGATGAGCGCCCTGGAACTTTTACCCTGGGCCAGGGCCTTCCATAATCGGAAGGTGTGGGTCGTTCCAACCCGCGAGACTATTTTACTTTCCTGAGATTCAGGTAGATCATTGTGAGAACCGCAAGGCTCGCTCCAATTATCATGAAGCTTACGCTATCAATGAACTCTCCTGAGATAACAATGTCTTGAGCTGCTAACACTTTGTGTCCTTTCGTCGTGATGAGATCATTATACATTCCTGAGTTTGCTACTCCCAGGTTATCCACCCTTCAGGTGTCACGTAGGTTGGAAGGCCCATCTCCTTCAGGTCTTCCCAAGTGTAGCTGCCGCCTGACACTTTGTTGATGTGATTCACGTAGCCAATGTTGGCGAGTGCTTCGTCTGTCATTGCTGTCCTTTCATCGTGGTCGGTTGTACGAGACCATTATAAGTTCCGGAGTTTGCGCTTCAACTCAGGAGAGACTTCATCTGTGATGAATGTCCCGATCTCGACAACAGTGTCGCTTTCGCCTGCGCGCTCGCGATCCGCAAGCCAGTCGGTGGCTGCTTGCTTGAGAGCAACCACGAGGCTGTAGTGCTCCGCATTGAACGTGACTTCAACTGTCTGTAGTTTCATGTGTGTCCTTCCGTCGTGTGTTGAATCATTTTACGTTCCCGAGAACAGAGACTTAGCGAGATGGTTCAGACGCCCCTTTCGGGATTGAGCCTTAGGCAGTCCGTGTGGCCACACGCCACCTCGCATATCTCCGTTCCTCACAGGTGGGAGGACGAGTGTCGGCCTAGTGGTCGCCATGCCACTTTGGTTAGTAAAGCCCCCTGCAGGAGGAATACCGCTCACTCATGACCCGTCCGCGCTGTGCGGCTAGGCTTGCCCTCGCCACCTGTGCGAGATCATTTTACATTCCCGAGTTAGTCCCAGATCCCTGGGTGACCTTCCTCGCGGATCGGTTCAATGTCGCACTCGGCGAGCAGACTTTCGGCCGTTGCGCCTTCGCCGCCATACCACGTGCAGAACCCGTCATTGTCCCACTCGTCGAGCCTGACCGTCACGACTGGCCATCCGCCACCCGGGCCTTCAGCCTGGTCAATTCTTACCCATGCCGATGGGCAAAGCTTTCGCAGGGCCTCAAGGGAATGTGTGAGTGTTGGGTAGTCATCGCTAAATGCGACATCCACTTCGTATGTAAGTTTCATTTTCTTCCTTCCGTCGTTGTGAGATCATTTTACAATCCCGAGTAAAATTTGGAAGGCCGCTACTCATACTTGCGTGCTTGGCAGGGACCAGCCGGTGTCCGGCCAGTATGCTCTTGTGCTTGATGTGTGCTTTGCTTAGCAGGGATTACCCTGTACCTTCCTGGTCGGTGTTACCCGACCAATCCTTGTGAGACTATTTTACAGTCCCGAGTTCTTGGACTTGCCACGGACCTTCGCCCTTCGCAATGCTGTCGCGGACCATGAATCCGTATGTCTGGACACGGTTGTCCATTGGCTTGCCAAATTCCTTTTCAGCGCCGTTGCACTTATAGCCAGGCAGCCAACCATTGACGCACGTCCCGTGCAGTGTTGCTGTTACCCAATACGCATTCTCGAGGTCAGTCTCGTCCCCGCCCAATGTCGTGCAGCGTGCCTTGTACACGCCGGCTGGTACAAGCACTTCGTAGTACCAAGAGGCAGTCTCGCCTGCCGACTTGTGGTACTTCGTTTCTTCTTTGACAGTGAATGTAAGCACTTGATGTCCTTTCGTTGTTTCGTTCATGCCACCATCTTACTTTCCTGAGTTTAGTCTTGGTACAGACCTTCCGCAAGAAGTTCAGCATGCTCAACGAGCGCTGACCAGAAGTCTTCAACTCCCTCTGGATCCTTGCTGTCCTCAATTGGGATTATGAGCCTTGGCATCTCGGCGAGCCAGACGTGTACTGCCATGTCTATGCGCTCGACGCGGAATGGGGTTCCTGTGATCACTGTTTGTCCTTTCGTGTTGGGTTGATGCTGTTACTTTACATTCCGTAGTTTACGGACATGAACGATTTGCGTCACTTGCGTGCTTGCGTAGTTCAAAGCCGCAGTTGTCGCAGATGTCTGATGGGCCGTACGCGCTCGACGGCAGTCTGTCTCGCAGCCGAGTCCCTGACGCTTTCTTCTTTCCGTACCTGTACGCTAGGTATGTAGTTAGTAGTCCCATGCCATCAGTCTACTTTCCCGAGTCTTCTCGTGGGAAGAGTACTCGGATGATCTCTGCCGAAGGTGCTTCTGGAATCTCGTTGACACTGAGCACGTCAATTGATGTCGGCTCAAGAGTCTGTTGGATGAAAGACCATGCCCGTTCAGCAATTTGGTCCTCCATGCCGCTGTTTTCTTCAGTGACACGGAAGACCATGCGGACTTCGTACTCGGTCATGCATCTACCAAGAAGCGCTTGACGCTTTCTTGGAAGAATGACATGCCACCCGTTTCCAAGTTCTTCACGTAGATCGGATACTTTGATCGGCTCGTTGCGATGCCTGCAAATGCGTAGTCAGTCCCGTTGACCGAGAACTTCTTGCCAAGCAAGCCAGCCGGCAATCCGTATGAACTGTGCAATGTCCTGTATGACTGGGCTTCAATTGTTGACTCGTTGATCCCGTTCTCGCCGATAGTTACCGGAGTTGCGTCAACGGTGAGCGAGTACGAGATGCCGTACTTGGTCCGTGACTTGGCTCGAGCCATGCCGTGCCGCGCAAAGATTGCATCGGCCGCAGCGTAGATCTCTTCGCTGATTGCGAGTGCTGTCTTTTTGTCTACTTCCATGATTGTCCTTTCGTGTTGTGTGAGTACATCTTACATTCCTTAGTTCTCATAGAACACGAAGGCATCCATTGCTTGATTCCATGTCTGGTCAAACTCTTGTTCAGATGATTGCCTAAAGCCGAAGTTGTCATTGTGCTCGGAAGCATGAACCAGGACAGCTGCTCGAGCGAGCGCTGTACCGAGCGAGACATACTTTTCTTCCCAAGCATTGGCAACATAGTCGCCCCAAAGAACTTTGAAGCCATCTGTCTCGAGCAAGATGAAGACCTCTGTATTGTCTCCGCGGCTCTGGAATAGCACCTTGTCTGTTTCTTTGATTAGTAAGCTCATAACTTTCCTTCCGTCGTTGTGGTTGATGTAGTCATTATACATTCCTTAGAAGGACGTCCTACTCGCTGTCTAGCGAGTAAGCGTGGACGTAGCCATGACGCTCGTCATGGAGGGTCTCCATCTTGAAGTCAATCAGGATCCGCAGGAACTGAGCGTACGCATCGCTTGGATTGATGAGTCCTCGGTTGAGTTGATTGGATACTTTGGTAATCGCTTCGTGAGCGTCACCGAGTGAGTTTGGATTGTGCTTGAACATTGCTTGTCCTTTCGTCTTGGGTATGTAGTCATTATACATTCCTGAGAATGCTAGTCCTCAATCTCTGAAGCGTCAAACTCAAAGTCGCTGATCTTGATTGCCCTGTCACGGACGAGTTCAGCTGCTACTTCTTCGGCATTCTCTTTACTCGTGGCGTCAACATCCACGCAAGCGTAGATTGATACTCGGTAGTTGGTTGTCATTGTTTCTCCATCGTTGTTCATGGTGTAATTGTATAGTCCCGAGAATTGGCGCGAGCACAGCAGGGACGAAAGGGGTTATACCTGCTGCGCTCGAGCGCCGGGCTAGACGGTGACCAACCGTCCAGGCTTAGACTCATCAACGGTGGGGGCACCCTTGAGAGTCACGTGAATGTCAAACGGCCAGAATACTCGCCCGTCCTCGAGCAGCACGCTTTGCTTGCCTAAAATGAATCCTGGCGAGCAAGGGCACGTGCAACCTGCGTATTGAGACCACGAGAACTTCTCGAGGCTAACCTGCGGGAGGTAAGACGCAAACAGCGGCTTGATGATCTTCTTCCACTCGGTGTGTGGCCGGCGAGTGCGATTCATCATGTCTTCTGCGATGTTGAATGTCTCGTCTGCCCAGACATACATCCGAGGTGCTACTGAGTAGCCACGCTTGTCGTTGTGGTTGTATCGGCGTTCTTTGATTACTACCTCTGCTCCTGGGAGCAGGAACTTCGCTTGATTGGTCATTGCTTGTCCTTTCGTATTGGTTGGTGAGTCCATTATATATTCCGTAGTTTGTGACTGGCTGTACCGGGGTTCGCTTTCCGGCCAGCCAGCCGCAACTTGGGATGGCTTACTTGGCTTGAAGCACCGTGTATGGTGACTCAACCAATGATGCCATGTACGCCTCGGGGAACGCTGTCTTGAGAAGATCACGATCAATCTTGCTCATGTTGCGATGTGAGACCCGGACACGCTCGACTCCATTGATGAAGCCGATGTTGTTGCCCTTGAGTGCTTCACGGATCGCTGTCTCCGCTGCTTGCTTCTTAGCCTCGAGAGCCTTGATGGCTGCCTTGGCTTCGTTGAACTCAACGATCTTGGCTTCCATTGCTGGATCCAAGTCGGTGATGATCTCGATGATCTCGACTTTAGAAGTCGTGGTCACTGTTGATGTGGTCATTGCTTGTCCTTTCGGTATGGGTTGATGTGATCATTATACTTTCCTTAGAAACGGCCCGGCTACTTTGGCTACAACCGACTTGACACGTGGTCCTCTATGTTGCGCGGTTTTGCCGGACCGCTTCGTGGAATCAGTATACTTTCCTTAGAAAGCTAAAGCTACGTGCTCGACATGAGAGTCGGCTGAATGGTAGACCAGTTTAGAGTCTATGCCTTCGCAGAGCTCATTGAGCTTGTCAATGAAGTCTTCGAGCAGCATGTCAGCTGCATCGCCATCCTCGGCTTCAAATTGGTCAAATGTCAGTACTACTGACGCACAGTATTTGTACATCGTTGTCCTTTCGTGTTTGGTTGTTGGAATCAATATACATTCCTTAGAATACAGTGGCGCTTAGTCGAGCTCAGTCTTATCTATGACTCGAGCGTCAGGCTTGCGCCGCTGTATTCTGAGACCATTATAAGTTCCGGAGAACTTACATACAAGGCATAGCACGCCCTGCGACATAGACATAGATCATCCTCTTTCCGAGAATGTCCTTGCCGTAGATCCTGGCGAGCTTGGTTGCTTCTTTCTTGTCTGTCGCTCTGAAGTAACGGACATCCCAAAGGTCAACGCTCGGGTACGGCGCATCTTCTGGAATGAAGGTTGCTTCAAATAGCTTGGTACCTGGTCGGCCATGCAATGCATGCGAGACTAGGTCAAAGGCAGCGAGCACTTCTTCGTGTGTAGGCTTTGTCGTTGTTGTTGTCATGCTGTTATTCTACATTCCTGAGTTCAGCGAGTCAACTGCCTTGCGAAGTGCAGTGTCAATATGAGCATCGTTGTACTCGTCACGATTACTGAGACGGAATCCAAGATCCCATGCACGATGGTATAAGTCCCAGCGATAGCGCATGTCAAGATCATTTGCGCGCAGCTTGCCTTCGGCATGCAATGTGCGGTAGGTCTCGCGGAGGTCCGCTGTGTCAAATGGCCTAATCGTATTGACTAGGTCCTGGTAGTCTTCCTTGGTTACTTTCATGTGTGTGTGTCCTTTCGTTGCGAGTTACTTTACTGTCCTTAGATTCCAGGAAGTGGATCTTGGTCAGGGTTGACGCTTGGGCCATTGCTCAGCTGCCATGCGATTGACATGCGCTCGCTGTCTGGTGCATTCTCGACAATGTCCCACTCGTCAATAGACCAGTTGGATGTGTCAACGATGACCAGGTCGGCGCTGCCATAGCTGCCATCGGCAGCGAAGTAGTGTGTCAAGTTCATGTGTGTCCTTTCGTTGTTGATATGATTACTTTACATTCCTCAGAATGCTGCCCGTCAATATATACCGGGCCTTGCCATGCCGCTTGCCGCTTACGTGTCAGCTGCCCGTCGTTGCGGACCTGCTCCGTCTATGCGAGCCTGACGTGCCCGTGCTTTGTAGTCTTTAATGTACCTATACAAGTACCGTGCGAGTATGAGCAGCGTGCCGATAGTCTCTCCTTTCGTTGTATGGTGATATCTTACAATCCTTAGTTTGACAGCTCCTTGATCGCCGTCTTGATCTTTGCAATGTCAGAGTTTTTTGACGCCATCACGTTGACCGTGAACTTGCGCACGATGCGCTCTGTGAGCCCAGCCTGCTTGGCAACTTTCTCGATGCCAATCGCAATTACTTTCTCGGCCACTTCTTCCATCGTCATCACGGCGTTATCAATGTTTGGTCTGAATGCCATTGTCTGTCCTTTCGGTAGGTTGTGTGTCTAACTATACATTCCTGAGAATGTGCCAGACCAGGGAGGCGGAAAGGACAAGTAACACACGCTCCCTGGCCGGACGACTTAGCCGACGCTCGTTAGAGCTCGAGCGGCCGCTGCACCTATCTCGGTGGCAACCGCTGTCGGCTGACTTGTGTTTGGTAGGAGCACTGCGCTCGTACCATTGGTAATGCTTCGTGCGTGAAGCCCGTTGTCAATTGACAGCCATAGCACGCCGACACCTGACTTACAACATTCGCTGACCCATCGCTTCGCAGCTTGAGACTCAGGTCCTGTGTAACAGCCATCGCTAACAACAACGAGAAGACGAGCGCCTGCTCCGTTGAGCAAGTTGAGTCCGCCGTTGAGTGCTTTGAATGCGCTGTCAAACTTTTCGGTGCCATCGGGCGCCGTGTAGATGTTGACTTCGCTCAGGTGCTGACCGGGCTTCAGTGTTGGGAACACTGCTTCACCGTAGTACACCATCGCTGCACGCCCTTGCACTCTGCGCACTGCTTCGCTCATGACCCACGCTGTCACTGCCATCGGCTCCATCGCCTCTGACATTGAACCGCTGATATCCACCATCACGCCGATGGTGAGTGTCGGGTCATCAACGTGCTTGCGCACTGTGCGCCTCCACGGCTCTGCTTGTGCCATCACGCCCTTAGCTTTGAGCGCCGCACCTTGCACCATCGCACGAGTGCGAAGTCTGCCGGGAGGAAGTATTGAATGGATCTCAACTTCGTCCCTGTCTCGGTACTTAGCCTTGTCAAGCATCTGCGCAACCTTCACAGCAGCTGCTCGCTCTTCGCCACTTGGTGGACGTGTCGTTTGCAGTGTGCTGCGTGTGCGAGTCTCTGGCATTGGGCCAGTGCCCTTGCCGAAGCAATCGTCCGCAAGCTTTTCGTGCTCTTGTTGTTCCTTCGCTTTTGACTGACGAGCCTTGGCTTCTTCCTTCCACTCCTCTGTCGTCTGCTGATCAACGAGCTGCTCGTAAGAACCAAGCTCAGCAATCTCAACAGCTTCACCAAGCGCATCGAGCAGGTCAGCAAGTTCGCCGGCGGACATTCCACCTGACTGACTGCCGCCTTCATCTTCTTCCTCTTCGCCTGTGACTTCGTTGAGCAGTGCAACCCACTTGCGAGCGAGCTCGTAAAGTTCGGTAGCATCAATGTGCTTGTCGTGATTCTGTGCTTCAAGCCAGATGTCACGAAGCTTGCCAAGAGTGTCTTCGCCAAGTTGAGCAATGACGCTTAGCTTGATGCCTTCAATGTCTGCTTCTTCAACTGAGCCAGCGTCAACTCGAGCGAGCGTCAGCGCAGCGAGTGCTGCTGCTGCACGTTGGCTGTTCTCTGGTAGTGGCTCGTCCTCAAGATCAGCGAGAACAATTTGGAGCACGCATGCACGGAGGAACCCTGCATTTTCTGGATAGATCTGAAGTCCCTGTGACTCGATGCGTCCTTCCTCAAGAAGCACGAGTGCTTTGAACTCTGCTGGAGTCAGCGTGCGCTGTGCTGCTTCAATGTCCCACAATGAGTAGCGAGCATGAAGCGCTTCGTGAAAGATGGCGCCAGTTGCCTTCGGCCATTCAAACTGCTGCGAGCGCTGACGGAGGTCGCCGATATCGGAAGGATTGACGCCCTTGCCGAAAGCAACATCCACATTGACTTCAACCTCGGCTGTCGCCGGCGTGAAGCATGCTGGTGCGATACCGCCGGCACCTGGGCCGACATATCCAACCAAGTCACCTCGGCCTGCCCAGATGTTAGCCAACTGGCCAACCTGCGAGCCAACCATCAACCACTTAGGGTCAGTGGCCTCGGCGCGTGTCTTGCGCCTGTAATCAATATGTCCCATGTTCTTGTCCTTTGTTTGTCCTTTTGCGTAGGTTCATAATACATTCCTTAGAATCCAGGAGGGGCTGGCCCACCTACTAGGCCAGCCTCCCCGGAACCAACCAAGACCTAGATCTTGGCTGGTCGGCATTCCTCGCCGAAGACCCTGGTAAAGACATCGGCGACAACCGGCCTGTCAATCTCGGGTGCGGCTGCGAGCAAGTTCGCAATTGCAAACTTCGTGCCGAAAGCTACGGCGAGATCACGGAAGGCTAAGAGCTCACGCATCTGCGGGGCCCACGATACTTCCGATGATTGCTGCTTCTTGTCTAGGTTCTGTGCTGCTGTCACGATTGGCGTTGGTGCGCCAAGCTTACGAGCAAGACCCCAGTCAGTAGTCATCTCTGCCTGCACTGTAAAGCGTGACAGCAACGCTTCCGAAAGTCGCACGCCTGGCGCATTCGGGTTGGTTGCTGCAATCACGAAGAAGCCAGGCTTAGCTTTGACAGTGCCTCGCTCGGGATTCGCTGTGACAGTGTACTCTTTACGGCCATCCATAAGACCATAGATGATGCTGAGCACCTTCGGGTCAATGAGGCCGACTTCGTCAATAAGAAGTGTGCCGCCTGCTTCAGCTGCTTTGAGCAGCGGGCCATCTTCCCAGAGGAAGCCGCCGCTTGGCGTTTGCACGTATCCGCCGACCAAGTCAGAGACTTCAGTGTCGCCAGAGCCGAGGACAGTCTGAAGACCGCCGGGCTCGCTGCAGAATGCAGCTTCAACGAGAGCAGTCTTGCCGCAACCTGGTGCGCCATAAAGCAGAATGTAACTGCTCATGTCACGGGCCTTGCGGAGGACCATCACGTCATCGTGTTCGCCCCACTTGCGAGTGTAGTAGTCCTCGCCATTAGGGCGTGGGAACTTGTCTGTCGCAACGAGTGCATCTGCTGTAGTCATGGTAGGCTTCTTCTTTGGAGCTGCTGCGCCGCGTGCTGTCGCACGGCCGGCCTGGGTTGTCATCTTATCCAGCACGGAGGCTGCCTCAGTATTGATTGGCTGAACAGCTACGCTGGTAAGCACTGACGATAGCCCAGAGTGTAGGCCATCGTAGATGGTATTCATTGTCATTTGGTGTCCTTTGTTTGTAGGTGTGAGTTTACTTTACATTCCTGAGAATTAGACAGCTGGAATGCGCTTGTCAATGAACTCGGCTGGGAAGCCAAGAAACTTGCGAGCTTTCCAAATGCGGCCAAGAGTCTTGTAAGGAGTCTTGCCAGTGCGCACGCACTCGAGATCCTCTGCTGTAACTTCAACAACCACTGGCTCCTTGAAAAGCTTCCAGTTGTTTGTGGCTAGCTGTGTGAACAGCGGGTCAGCGAATGATAGCAAGGTTGTTCCTATGCTTGCGGCAGCTGGATTGCTAACAGCGCCAGAAGTTACAGGTGCTAGCTTGGCAGTTGTTGTCGTGCCAGCGATAAGACGCCAGGTCTTTCGTGGTGCGTGCTCTGAGATGCGACGGCGATACATTGACAGCGGCACGATGGTGTGCGATGCTGCCATGCCTTCTGGCATGAACAAGACCTGCGTGGTCATGTTGTCCTTGCGGAACTCTAGGTAGACGGCCTTGCCGACCGTAGGTAACTGTGTTGTCATTTGGTGTCCTTTGTTTGTAGGTGTGGTATCAATATACATTCCTTAGAAACTTGGCGGGTCCAGCCGGCGGGGGCGTAGTCGCACAAGCCGCCGGCTGGTCCCAAGCTTGTCTGCACTAGACGTGAACTAGCGCAAGGAAGTCCTGGAATGACATCTCTGGTGGGAGAGCCATTGTTCGGATTGTCGTTGAGTCTTCTGCATTCACAACCACGACTACTTGGTCGTCCCAGATTACTACTGGCACGTCGTTGTAGTCAGGCTTGCTGAAAGAATTCTCGCCGGCGCTAATGCCGAACCCAGTTTCTTCTGTCCAGTAGTTCCCAATGATTTGTGAGATGGCAATGCGTGTTGCGTAGTCTGGATCGTTCCAGCGTGGCTGTGATGCAACGAGTGCTCGCTGCAAGTCACGATACCTGTCTGAACCGCCCCAGTGCGAGTACAAGAACACAGGGACTGATTCCCTGTTGGCCTTGAACCCGATTACTGCTCTGTCGCCCATGTCGTTATGTCCTTTCGGTAGGTTGTTTACTTGATGGTGTTATCTTACATTCCTTAGATTTGAACCAGCCTCATTGCTTCTTCACGTGCGTCTTGCTGAAGCTCGTGAGCTTTCTCGTAACAGTCTGTGTCATCGCTGTCAAAGTCAATCTCATCGTAGCCTTCAATGTCAGATATATCACCGCCGGCTTCAGCTGCAACCTCGCCATTGAAAAAGCTCGTTGCGCCGTAGAAGCCCATGCCCTCTTCAGAGAAGCTAAGAACAAAGGTCAGCTCTGGGAATATTGCTGAGATGCGTCGGAACGCTTCTTCAGGTGGACCCCACGGAGACTGGAATGTGTATGACACTGTGGTGCCATCGTTGTAGATGTCGCCACCGTCGGTATCGCTGTCTGACCACTTGGTTCCCCAGTTGGCAATGTTCCAGTCGTACCAGTCCTTGTGACCATACTTGTCAATGTTTGACTGCTGCTTCGCAGCAAGCTCCAAAGCTTCTGGTGAGTTCTTGTCTGTGAAACCGCCAGCCATTGTCACTGTCAAATCCTCTGGAGTTGGCAGGTAGCTTTCAATGAGCAGCAGGTCTTGTGAGTCGTCTTTCTTGACGCCGGCGACAAAGCGGCTAATCGCTTCTTTGTCACCAGTGATTGTGAGTTCGTTTGAGCACCAATTAGGCATTGCTCTCCGCCTTTACTACTGGGCTCAAGCCACGGACGATCCTGCCAAGCAGAGCGTCAGGTGTCTCGCCTTCGCTTGCGTAGACGAAGATGTGCTGGTTGTGTCCCAAGCACTCAATGTCAACAACTGCGTACAAGTTGCCGCCTTTGACATTGTTCAGTTGAACTGAGACCTTAGGCGAGTCGCCTTCGGCCAGGTGGATGTTTGTTCGTGATGATGCGTATTCACGCATGTCGTATGTCCTTTCGGGTAGGTGTTGTTGAGCCTATATTACATTCCGTAGATTTCTACAGATCCACGCTCCACTCTTGTGGGTACAGGAGTGGTGCGGCGCAATCTAGACAGATTGTCCACGGGTCCAGCGCCGATATCTCAACGGATACGACGATGCACGGAATGATTGTATCTTCCGCAGAAATGATCCCGAGGATCATTCCACAGTTAGCGCACTCATCGGCATCAATTACAAAGTCGTAGATTTCTTCTTCGGCGAGCTCGAGCATGTCTTCGACTGATTCAATGACGAACACGGAGATGTCGTGGTTCATATGAACACGCTATCATCTCGCGTGCCCGTCATCGGAATCCGACGCTTAGCTAACCGCCCTACTTAGCGATTGCTCTGATGCGTGAAAGCTTTGTCTCAAGACGTGCAATGCGATCCTCGAGATGCTTCGTGCGATCAGCGATAAGAATGTTGATCAAGTCATTTGCACTTGGCGCTGATTTCTTCTTGGCTTGAGCTTTCTTTTTTGACTTGTTGCGTGCGCCACTTGACGAGTTCGCAACTGTAATCTTGAAAGGAACCTTTGGAAGCGACGTGCGAGTTGCACGTGTACCTGCTGTGTAGAACAGCAGTGCGTCTGCGCCACGGCTTCTGCCACGAAGTTCACGCTCTGCTTTTGTCTCAGTTCGTGAGAGCAGCTGCTTTGATTCAACAAAGGCATCGAGAACCATTCGGAGGTACTCACGTGAAAGTGTCTTGCCACGAAGGCCCTTGTATAAGGAGTTGATCTCGTTGATCGTCAGTGGCATCGATGCATCTGCAATGATCCCATAAACGACATCACGAGTCATTTGACCCTTTTTGAGGGCGCCTTCTCTGGCACGTTTTGATATGGATAGGTTGACCATGTAATTTGTCCTTACTGTCGTTGGTACTACCAATATATCACGGGAGTGTGACATATTCGTGATTGATTGTAACTTCCTTAGATTTTGAACATCTGAGTTTCAAGCGCGAGGCGCGTCAGTGTTGACTGCGTCGGAACACCATTCGCGTCGGACCCAACAACTCCGATCAGTCTTTGGAACCGCGCGTAAGCGCGCTGCGTTTTTACGTCAAACTTTCCGCGCTCGTAGTCTCTTAAGCCAACCGCGACGACCAGTGCCCGTTGCAATATTTCCACGCTGGCATGCCGCTTGCCGGGTAACAGCTGAGATGTCAACAGCTCAGGCTTGCCCGTCAATATATTTGAGTCCTTGGCAGGCCGCTGTTTGAAATCAGGACGACAAAATCCAAGAACTTCATATTTCCAGCGCGTGCGTTCAAAGATCCCGTCATTAACATCCGGCGCCTTAGGCAGGCCTGAAGAAATGTTTGCTTCGATTGCGGTGAACGTCTCGCTGATCTTCCATCCGTCAATGTTCGTGACGATGCCAACGTGCGGCATGCCGAACGCGCCGTCAAGAGAAAACGAGTAAAAGACAATGTCACCGGGTTGCGGACGTTCGCGCCATCTTCTTTGATAAATGAATTCGGCAAGCCCGTTCGGACTGTACACGCAGGCAGGTATTTTTACGCCGGCGTCATAAGCGACGCAGTCTATAAATGAACCAGACCATGGCGCGCCCGTTGACGTATATCCCGTCCTCGCCGCAAAGTCATTTCTACCGCCAGGGGATGCGCGGTAGCCAAGATAACTTTTTGCGAGCTCAAGAAATCTGTCAGCGGTCATTCGATGATTGTACCATCAGGCGCGACAACTTCGGTCCATCCGCCGTGCCCGTCTCCATAAACGAGACAGCCGTGCCCGTCACTATCCCAGGAGAATTCGCAGCATGACTTGCCACCCGTCGCTTCTTTCTCGTCAATTGACATCGAGTGCATGCCACCCGTCTTGCCAAAGATTCCAGGAAGAATGCGAGCGATCTTCAAGCAACATTCATGGCAGAGCGCGACGTTATGCAAAAGTGACCCGTCATCGAGCGCCAGGTCCGTAAACATGCCGTACCCACCTGAAAAATCGAGGCACCAGCCGTTTTCTACCTGAAGCCAGCCCGTCTGGGTCTGGTCTTCGCCAGGCGTGCCCGTCCCAATTACCTGGACGTCCGCGCCGCAATTGTCGCAGTCGGCCGTCACTAAATTCATAATTTCAGTATACTTTCCCTAGTTTTGGGGCTATTGACTGATATATGAGGCCGAAAGCCCTTGAAATAAGGCTCTCGCGGCATTTGCCCGTGCGGTGACCCGAATATGCTCTTCTCGAGTCTTTGCCTTCTCGATGTCGTCAACGAGGTCCAAATACAGTTTTTCCGCTAGATCTAGGGTTTCTTGTGACATTTTAGGTTTCCTCGACGATTTCTGCGTCTTCAATGTCACTCTCGGCGTCTTTTGGTATTTCCAGACCAGCTTCGGCCATTTTCGCCGCAACTTGAATTGCGCCGGCCGCTAGACGTTGTAGACGTTCAGCAACTACCTGAGCTGGTTGACGCCCGTCAGTAACTTCAAGGCGCGCATCGAACTCTATACCACCACGAACTCCCGCGCGGTCCAGGATTTCAGTCGAAGCTTTAAGCTTCACTGGTTCAGATTGCGCGTTCTGCATAAGATCTTCTAAGACGTCCACCGCGTAAGGCGCAGCCTGCGTCAGCTTTGCCCGGGCGCGCTCGACATCTTCTCCAGGACGACGCTGAACAGACCCAAGGTGGATGCGACAGTACCCGTCATCTGCCGGGCGTCCTGAAGACCAAAGCATGCAGCGGATCCCGTCATCCTTGACGTGCTTGCATCGAGTTGGGAGGGCAGCTGGTTTACGTCGAGGTGAGCTCGGTCCACCTGCCTCTTGCTCTTTTATCCAGGCGCGTGTCGCGCCAACTACCCAAGGAGGCACAAGGTAGTCGGACGCGCTCTCCGCGAGTAGATCTAGACCCGTTATATAATCAGAGTTGATACGGTCTGGATCTACAAGAATTGGTTTCTTTTCTGTGAGGGACATGACCCGGCGCGCTTTTGCCATCTCGGCAGAACGCGCCTGGATCAATCCCGTTGGAACTCCATTCGAGGCGTACACAGGATCCCATCCCATCTTGTGTGCCCGAAGGAGTCCTCGGTTTTCAAAGGTATCTTGGCAGACCCCGCGCTCGACTTCTTCAATGCCGATGTCGCCTAGCTTGGGGCGTATGTTGATTGGAGAGTCTACTTCAAACTCGGCTCTCTCCGGACCGGGTTCATCTCCAAATACAAGTTCTTCTGACATGTTTTCCTTTAATAGTGTTGGACCCCGCCTGTGGGGAGAGGGCGAACCAGGCGAGGCCCAACTCGTTGTAGCCTACTTACCGCCGAAGATCCTCTTCAATAGAGACTTCTTCTTGGCAGGTGCGGACGTCTTCGGTGCCGGTGCTGGATCTGCAAAGGTTCCCTTTGCGATCTCTTCTGGGCGGACGTTTGCTGGAGCTACTTTCTTCGGTGCTGCAGCCTTCTTGGCTGGCGCGGCTTTCTTTTTGGCCGGCGCTGCCTTCTTGGCTGCTGCTTTCTTTGCTACTGGTTTGTTCATTGTTCTGTTCTCTCCCTGTTTGGATTGGTTACTTGGAAGTTCCGCGACCAAAGGCTGAATCATTCTTGTTGACCCAACGCAGGAGGACTGGAACTACCGCTGCTACTCCGGCCGACAGGATTGCCTGTGGGTCGGTATTGCCGCTCAGGTAGACGGCCAGGCAGGCGCCGATAAAGGAGCGAGCGTAGGACGAGGCCATTGCGGTCATTTGTGGTGTTAGTTTCATGGATTTCTCCGTTTCTGGAGCCCGGTTGGGTCCAGTGAAGATCATAGATCATAGCGGGACAAGTGATTTCCCGTGAGTTTTTCATAAGAGTAGGGACTGATGGCAGGACTCTTTTAGAAACAACGGTTCTCGGGCACAAAACGGCCCGTCAAAAAATGCTTCGAGAAACTGTCTTTTTTGCCCAAAAGTAGTGCAAAATGGAAATTTGGTATTCCGCTTTCAAAAAAGTCAAAAACTTGAAGGTTCCAGCCCAGCCACCTACTACAACAAGGAAGCCGAGAGAAAGGGATAAGCTCGGCCTACCAAAACTGGGCTGGAACCCAGAGCCTAGAGTCAGGATTGAACTGACGACCTACCGCTTACAAGGCGGTTGCTCTACCACTGAGCTATCCAGGCGTGTACGCTTATTTTACCTCAAAGATTGTTTCTTTATGATGCTTCAATTTGATCAATGGGTTGACATAGATCTTGTACCCAGCTCGTTGCGCTTGACCACACCACGAGTAGTCTTCCCCGACATTTACTCTTATCTCTGAGTCTGGCGACCACTTCATTTTTCCAATCAGGAACCAAGGTCTTGGGATATTCTCAAAGACGCCAGACTTGACACATAGGAATCCAAAGCCTACGCCACCGACCTCAACAGGTTCAGTGTGAAGTAAGAACTCAACCGACTGAACAGAAGTCATGGCACCATGCTCGTTTGGATAGCCTACGGCCAACTTACCGTATTGGTCAATAGCGTAGAGTCCAGACACTATTTCCAGCTCTGATTTGTATAGAGCAAGAAAGTCTTCTGGATCCCATTCCACATCTGAGTCAATCCAGAACAACTTGTCATAGGTAAACTTACCTTCAGCAATCTCGTTTGAATCATAGTTGTGATCCCATCGGTCTATCGCTGTAAGTTCTCGAGCTGTCGGAACAAATGACGAGTACTTGTTTAGAAAAGTATAAGTCAGTCCTTCAGCCGTTAGAGCTTCCAAAGTCTTCACAAGAGACTGAACATACTCTGAATGGAACATTCGTCCCGGAGTTGCGATTACAACATTGTAGTGTTTCATTATACCTCTGTTCGGCACTTACGGCAGAGTAGCGCGTCATATCCAGTAGCATAGGTTGTAGCCTTTCCAGACTGAGTTACTGGAACAGGAACCACATTCTCGTCATTCTGCTTACATCTGTCACATTTTAGATCTACAACCCACTCAATGGACTTACCCGTCTCAATATGAGAGATCATTCCACGAGTCAGCGCATGAAGCTTCCCACCACCATCAGTCCTTCGTAAGAACTTGCGAGTGTCTTCAGCTTCGAGAACTGGTCTACAGTTCTTACATGGGCATTCCATTCTTGCTGGCTTACAGAAAGTTATACCGTTTACCGTCGTGTGCCTAGCAACTGCGTGGCCACAGAGACAGATACTTGGATCCGAACGTCTTGGTCTTCCCTGTTCTCTCAATTCTTCCTCAGCCTCGAGTACTTCCTCAACTGAAAGACCCATCGCCTTTAGCGCGTCTTCTGCACTACTCATGTCACTTTCCTTTCATCTTTGTACAAAGCCAGAAACTCAGTTTTGTACACGTTTGTACACACGAAACTATATCATGTACATAGCATAAATGTCGCATAAAAAACTTATAAAACAAAGAAGCCAAGTTTAGTTTACGTTACCTACCTACACACATGTATACGCGTATATAAAAATAAGTTGGCTTCTTTGTTTTATGTATTATAAATGCCCACATACTAAGCCAGATTTTTTGTAGCCATCACGCAAAGTGCCTTAGTATCTTTTTGACACAATTTTTCCCTCTCACTCTTTTTCTCTTTCTTCTCTTCCTCACGACGCCCAGAAAAGTAAAATCATAAAGTACATTTCGTTTCATTAGTAAGAGTTCTAGAGCGACAAAAATCACGTCACTTGTACTTTATCTACGTGACCATCACACATCTAAAAACGTGTAAAATTGCCTCGTGATTCAATTTGTAGATGAGACACAGCAGCAAAGAACAATGCGAAGACTCACTGCGTGTCTTCACACTCTGTACTCAATTTCAGAAGAATTAGATGATCCAGAAAATGTAGAAGACCGCGGAGATCTACTAATCGCAGCAGAAAACTTACTCGATGCTGCACTGTGCATTACAGATGACATTCGCGGCATTGTCTGGCAATATTCACAAACCCCTGCTGAAATAGCAGCCGAAGAGAATGATACTGATATCTAACTTTGACAACAAGAGCGGCTGGTGGGGACCGGCGGCATCAGGGCAATAGACGATCAAGGACAAGTAAGCGTAAGTTTTTTCACGGTTGGTGGATCGTGCTACCCACTGTGGCAATGTCATTTGCGCCATTAGCGTCAAAAGTAGAAGCATCTACTATTAGTATTCCTGACGCTGGCTTTGAAGATGGAACATTTACAGGCTGGTCAAAAGGATCACAGTCTGGAACATTGGGCAACACCATTACTGGTAACGGTAGTGGAGTAACTATATTTACTGGTTCTCGGACTTTCACTCACGGTTCTAGGGGTGCTGTTGGAAGCCCGTCTAGCGAGTATTACGCACCAGCAGTTGCTTCTGGGAGTTGGACATTCTCACCCAACAACGGAACAAACGCTGTTCTGCTTCAACCCAAGGGTGAACAGACTTTTGACCAAGCGGCAAGTGCTTTGAGCCTTTCAGCTGGCTCGGTGACAGAAATCAAAAGCATGCTTACATCACAAGCGCAAGCATCAGGCATGGGTCAAGGTACACCGACAGATGCGGCATGGATAACTCGTGATGTCCAACTGACGGCAGGTACGACCTACACAATGGCTTGGAACTACGTCGGAACTGACTATGTCCCTTACAACGATGGCTCCATAACTTCACTCGTTCCCGTGACCGTTACTGGCACTCCAGTAGTAACGGTAAACAACTATGTTGAGCAATACGCACTTCTTGGGTTTACCAATCCTGGCACTGGTGATTACTCTACGAATTCTTATGGTGCTACTGGTTGGCAAACTTCAACATACGAAGTTTCTATAAGCGGTACATACAAACTTGGTTTTGCTTCGTTCAACCTTGACGACCAAGGTTTGCCTCCTGCGTTGATGGTTGATAGTGAGGCTGGCTCAACAGAGCGTTGTGTCTCTGGAACTTGCACCACATTCGGTGGAGTTCCTTCCAATAGTGAAACCGCTCCAACGGTTCCCCCTACAACTACAACTACTGTTTCCCAAACTACTACTACGAGCACCACGAGCACTACGGTTCCTCAGACAACCACCACGAGCACTACGACTACTACAAGTACCACCACCACCACTACTACTACTATTCCCGCTTCAACATCGCTTGAAGTTACAAGCCTCTTGGATGATGGTTCAAGCGGAACTCTTCGCTGGGCAATCAATCAAGCCAACGCAAATGCTGGTGGGATTTACGATGCCATTGACATCACCACAGAAGGAACAATCACCCTCACTTCCGACTTGCCCAACATTACGGCTGGGGTGACAATCACCGGCACGGGAATGGCTACGACAATTATTGATGGCAATAATTTGTGGCGAGCCATTTACAACAATGGCTCAAGAACAATTGTTATTGAAGACATCACATTCAAGCAAGGTAAAAATGTTTCATGGAACGGTGGGCTGATTTACAACGCCTCCGGAACAATGACGTTCAATCGGATAAAGATTTCCAATCATTCATCGTGGGCTTTCTACCAAGGCGGCGGTGGAGTTACCACATTCAATGATTCCCAATTCACCAATAATGGTTATGCAATTACCTCTGACCACGGCGGAACACCTACAGCCCTGAGCCTTACGGATACTGATTACTCAAATCGTATTTATGTCAATGGCTCTACATTTACATCAAATACTTATGGCATTCGTACCGAGCGCTTTGTCAAAATAAATAACAGTCAGTTCACAGGCAACACACAGGTTGGCGCGTATCTAGGAGGGCTCAACCGTCAGCAAGTTCTAAATTCAACATTTACTTCAAACGGTGTTGGCGTGTATTTATCGTCATGGATTCCGACAAGTTGGGCGGTTGGCGCTGGTAACCAAACGGTTTCAGGTAATACATTCAATGGCAACACCACGGCTATTCAGTTTGCAAATAATTGGAATAACGGCTCGTCCGTGTACAACGGAGTAAGTGCAAACTCTTTCTCCACAGCCAGTGGGAACACATTTGGCACTACTGCGCAAAACACAAACAATTTCTCAGGCTCTGGATATGTAGAGTCCAATAGCACAATCACTGCGGCTTATCTCAATCCAGTCACAAACCTGACTGCTGTTGCAAACTCAGATGGAAGTGTTGACCTTGATTGGGACGCATCGGCGGCAAGCAATTGCGTCATCTATGGTTACTCAGTTAGTTTCTACGACTTGACCGTAATCGGTGGAGCACAATCAGGTGGTTGGGGAGTTTGGACAAATCAAGGAACCAACTACTCATTGAGCACTGAAATGTTCTCTGGTAGCAACCCTGTCACGACTGGATATGGACCCGTTCGTTTTGGCATCAAAGCAATGACGGCTGGGTGTGCTGGGGTTGGAACTGGTAGTTGCACCTATGGTCCTGAAGTAACCGTTGATGCAACCGTTCTTGACCCGACTACGACCAGTACGACTGTCGCTCCTGTCGTCGTGACTCCCCCAAACGGTACAACAGTGCCACTGCCGCAATACCCAGAGCCTGCAACAGAATCCACAACAGTGCCGCTTCCCGTAGAAACAGGAACTGGAATTGAATTGCCAACAGAGACAATTCCAGAATACTCAGAACCAATTGGAATAGACCCATCAGAAACAGAAACGGTAGTAGTAATAATTCCACCAGATGATTATACCGTCATTGATATAGAAAATAACGAGCCAATCACGACAGTCATATTAGACAACATTCTTGAAAATACGTTCACTACCGATATTGAGGCTGACGAGGTTGGTGCTGTTCTTGACACTCTCCTTGGTGCAGAACTTACCAACACACAGTTTGACAATGTTCTAGAAGCCGTCTTCACCGAAGATGTTTCGGCAGATGTATTCACCGAAGCACTGACAACGATGCTAGATGCAGACATCACTAGCGAACAGTTGACAGCAGTTTTGGATTCAGCATTCTCCGAAGATACTTCTGCTGAGAACATGGTGTCGGCTTTGGAATCAATCTTTGATGGTCCGCTTAGCTCTGGCGACCTGAACACAGTTATGGCAGCCGTGTTTGACGAGGACATTTCCGTTGCAGACACCATGACGGTTCTTGGAGACTTGCTTGAAACAAACCTAAGCGTGTCAGAAACAGAAGCAATCTTTGACAGCGTCTTTGACGGTGACCTTTCCGATGCAGAAACCATTGACCTCATTGTTGATGTGTTGGCCGACGATATAACCGCAGAGACTTTGGGCGCTGCTCTTGGCGCGGTCTTTGACGAAGCAGTAAGCACCGAGGTTTTGATTGAAACCTTTACCGCCGTCTTGGGTAATGAACTTAACGAAGAGTCGCTCGGTGTCATCGTAGATGTCCTTGAGTCAGACACGATCACTGAAGAGCAAGTATCGCAAGTTGTCACATTGGTAATTGATCAGGAAGGTGGTATCCCTAGTGACCAAGCAACAGAATTGGCAACGAGCTCCAAAGTGCTTGAAAGCATCGACGGAGAACAAGCAACGGAAGTGTTTGCCGCAATCGTTGTTGCCGAGGTCACGGAAGAAGCGGGTGCTGCAATTGCCGAGGCACTCATCAACGCTGTAGTAGAAGTTAAAGAATCATTTGAAGAAGAGATCAATGTGTTTGACGGAGTGTTTGACACCTATGTAGCTACTGGCTCGGCAATCGATGTAGGTACTCGTAGAACTCTTGTCGCAGCGTCCGCCGCGGCAGCAGCATTGACAACAGCCGGTGCAGCGGGAGCAGCCACTGGCGGCTCATCAGGTGGAGGCAACGGCGGTTCAGGTGGCGGTTCAGGTGGCGGTTCAGGTGGAGGAAACGGAAGCAATAACGGAGTAGGGAAAAAGCCTGAAGAGGAAGGCCAAGGCGGCGGAGAGCTCGTTGGGCTTGAGGAAGACGAAGAGAAGAAACAATTTACCCGTAATAGTATTTTCAAGTACAAGGAGAACAGCTGATGTACAGCATTAAAAACATTAAAAAATTCATGTCCAAGAAAGCCACTGACCGTGACGGCGATGGCGACGTTGGTGATGGCACAAAATTAGAGCGCAAGGTTGGGACTTCGGCATTTTCGCAATCAGTTAAAAACATTGTCAAACGCCGTAAGCCAAAACAAGAGCGCGAAAAAACGTTTAGTCTAAAAGGCTTTATAGTCAAGTTTGCAAACGAAACAGCGGCACTCTCGTTTACTCTTGCGAGTAGCGTGATCGTGTTCGTAACCCTCTCGGGCAAGACACAGACAATCGCGTTGATCGCAACTCTTGCTGCTCTTGCTGTTCATTACACAAAAGTAATGCTTGAAAACGACATGGACTAACTAGCCTAAACGATTAGTATTTGCTTATGCAATTTGTTTACGGCTTAGGTGGAATGGTTAGCTACAGAGACACGCTTCCAAATGTAGATCCGCCATCTCGTGAGTTTCTTACGGCACTTCACAAAATTAGCAATTTTAGAAATGCTCTAACCATTCTTTCTGTGTATGCGCAAACAGTCTTAGTAATCTTGCTTTGTGTAAAGACAAGCAGCATACTTGTTTATTTTCTATGCGCAGTACTTATGGGTCGTGCGCATACGCAAAATGGTAAACTTTCGCATGAAGCAGTCCACCGTACTCTTTTTTCAAGTAGAAAAGTAAATGATTTTATTGGTCGGTGGTTTGTTTCGTACCCATCAGCAATTATGTTTGACAGGTCTAGGTACTACCACCTAATTCACCATGCAAATGAGCTTGGTGAAAAAGAACCAGAGCTACCCATCTATGCCAACTACCCAATTTCAAAAGCAAGCATGTATCGCAAGATCACAAGAGATGCGAGCGGGTATATGGGTCTTAAAAACATCTATCATTTCTTTGTGTTAAGTCCGCGGTACAGACCAGAAGACAAGATTTACAGAACAAAGATATCCATTGTGCAAGTTTTGATACTTATGGCGTTCACTTTTAGTGTTGGTTTTTACTTTTATTTTTTACTTTGGGTTTTGCCATGGCTTACATCGCGCAGGGTTATTGAGCGCCTGCACGCAATTGCCGAGCACGGTGGAATGATGCCAAGCAATGATATTCGTCTGACCTCGCATTTTGTAAGGCAAACAATAATTGGAAAGCTGCTACTGATGCCTTTGAATAGCGGTCATCACATGGCTCACCACGTTGACCCACAAATCCCGTTTAGAAACTTGCCAAAACTTAGCCGTGAAATGCGGCGCAGCGGATTTATTCCAGATGCGATAGTTCATAATAACTACACGTCCTTGCTCAAGAAACTAACTACGCCTTCAACCATTGGATACAGCGAGATTCGCATACCAAGATAGCGGCGTACAATATTTAGATGTTGCACATCAAAAAGCGCCAGCAAACAAAACGGCTTAGTCTTATATTTGCTTTTTCCTTTGTGCTTGCTTCGTGCGGCTATGACGGTGGCTATCGTTATCCATGCCAAGATCCAGAGAATTGGGAGAGTGAAGAATGCAATCCACCGGTATGCAAGGTAAATGGGGCCTGCACAGAAGACTTGCTCGGATTCAATCCAACCTTGGAAGATCTAGTAAACCCAGAACTAAACGAATTACTTCCAACAGAGGAGACCATCGCGCCATGAAAAAGCGTCTTACCCCCGCAGAACTAGATGCTCGACTTAAGTTTGTAATTGGCTGCATGCTTGGGGCAGTGCTGCTAATCACAACCTTCTTTATTCTTTACGCATTGGTATTCGTTACTCAACCAATTGGTGCACAAGCAGAAAATGACAAGATGTTCTTTGGTGTTCTTTCCTCTGTTGCAACATTTATTACTGGTACACTCGCTGGTCTTATGATCTCAACTGGCCGCAATGCTGAAGACAAAGACGGCAATGGCATTCCAGATAATCTCGAAGGAAAAGAATAGTGTACGAGTACAAAGTAAACAAAGTAACTAAGATTGTAGACGGAGACACCATTGATGTTGTTATTGATCTTGGTTTTGATATTTCATTCTCTTCTAGAGTTCGCCTCGCTGGCATTGATACTCCCGAGTCTCGCACGACTGACAAGGCTGAAAAAGTACTCGGTCTAGAAGTAAAAGAACACCTTAAGAAACTTATTGATGCTGCAAAAGTAGTTGTCATTAAAACTGAAAAGATGGACAGCAGCGAAAAGTATGGCCGAATCTTAGGGTGGTTGTACCTAGATGGTGCCGAAACATCGGTCAATGAGGCGTTGATCGCAACGGGCTACGCCTGGGGCTATATGGGCGATACAAAAGTTAAGGACTTTGAGCTTCTTAAGCAGCGCCGCCAAGCTAAACAACTTTAGACTATTAAGATTTCTACTGATCATGTAGGTTAGTATACCCTCGTGAACAACTCGCATAGAATTGTGGTAATCCCAAACTTTATTAACAGTGACGTTCTGCACGAAATAGCAAAATTATTGAGCGAAGTAAAGATAACACACCTCAACACCATGCTTGATGGAGGTGTTGAACGCGCATCATTGGTGTACCACGACCAAACCAATAGACACATAAAACGCCCGCCTGTGATTATTGATTATTCTGATAATGATGCTTTGTATAAAACCCTTGATGGACAAGTGTCAAGAATACAAGAAGAAATTGAAAGATCATTTTCTCTAGAAGTACATCCAGAAACTAAGTATGCAGTTACCGTCTATGTTGAAGGCGCTGAACTGCCAGGGCATTTTGACCGCGCCGAACTAATTGCGGGACCAACACCTAACGGTTATCCACATAGGGACGTAAGTTCGGTTCTTTATCTCAATGATGATTTTGTTGGCGGTGTTTTTAGTTTTGATATTCAGGGTATTAGAATCATTCCAAGGGCGGGAACCCTTATTTTGTTCCCAGGCACCAGGCCATTTACTCATTCTGTAAGCGTTCTTGAGTCTGGACTTCGCTACACAGTGCCTCAGTTTTGGGCGGTAAAAACTTCCGATGATCGTATGGATTAGTATAAATCCATGCACGGCGTTCATTTAAGATACAAAGAGCTACACCCCCTCATACACGTGTACACCGGGCTGCTGCCGAATGTGGCAGATTTAATGAACACAGCGCGAAAATCATTTGAGTCAAGCAACGGTCAGTATTACCTAAATGACTGGAATGATTGGTTTGTATTTGGAAAGTACACGTGGGCTAATTCAAACAAAGATAGCAAAACGCTAGAACCAATGTACAGAACTGAAATGGATTTTTGCAATACAGTAGAAAAAGCAAACATTGCTGCAATGTCACACTATGTTGGCGTACACAATGTCCCTATTCCAGAAACCGTGCTAATGCCTACTTGCAATTATTGCATGTATTATCCAAATGTTGTTGTTGCCGAAACCAAAGACGATAGCCTAACAATGCACTACCACACTGACTTCAACATTGGAGAGTGGTATTGGCCCGGTGAAAAGTTTCTAATTACAGCAACAACGTATTTCAATGATGACTACGAAGGTGGTGAAATACACTTCTGCGTTGACGAACAGATCATTAAGTACCGACCACAGGCTGGCGACATACTCGTGTTTCCGTCAGGTTCGCCGCTGTTTCCTGGCGATAAGCCATACTTTCACGGAGTAACAGAGATTAAGAACGGCCACAGGCTTATTGCAAGAAACTTCTTAAAGTACACAGCAGAAGGAACATCTGACTGGTACGACGGAGAGGCTAAGCATGGAAAAGAAGAGTGGCAGATAATTGCAAAAGAAATGGCAAAAAATGAAAACGACGTGCGACACACGTATACCGAAGGCAGAATAGAAAAGAAATACGGTAGCCTTCCAGTGTGGCAAAGCCCGTTAGTAGATCGGTTGTACAAAAGCAACACTTCAGAGGTACAGTAGTAGTTATGCCACTGAAAGATCCGCAGGCACGAAAAGACTACGAGCGCGAAAGAAAAAATCGCAAACGTGTCGAGGCGTACAATCTTCTTCCTGAGCCAGAAAGAACACGTAAGCTACAGGCAAATGAGGCGCGTAGGGCTCACAAGATGCGCTGGACGCCAGACAAGATAAAACTTAAGAACTACTAAGCGTTCTGTTTTTCTTCAATACGTGTTTGGTAGTACCAATACTCTACGTTCTTGGTTGTGTCTACATTTCCGTAATAAGAGTACTCGTTCACTGCCTTCATAACAAAACGATGAAACAACACGCCAACAGCGCCAGAGATAAGAATAAATAAGATCATGCGTCTATTATGGCACCTATCTCAATAAAAAATACCGTTGTTACCAAGTATCTCTAAAAAAGATAAGGCCTATCACGTTCATTTATTATTTCATATGTATAATGAACGCCGAAGGACATACAACAAGGAGAGACATGACAGAGGAACTAACCGCGGTCTACGCGGAAAAATTAAAGCCAATGGTTGAATCAGCAAGAAAAGCCTGCGGTTCACGTACACAAGACACGCCAAATCATGAGATTAGCCGTCAATACACTGCGCAACTGCGCGAGTACCACGAGCAAGGTGGAAACCTCGTTGCGCTTGCGAAAGAGCTAGGCGTTGCTTATTCAGGTATCCGACGCAGAGTATTTCTTTCTACTGTGATCATTACATCTGGTGGCCGTAAGCACAGCACCTCAACTCAACAAGAAACTGATGACGCAGTCGCTCGAGTCAAGCGCGCTAAGGCCGCTGGGACACGCCAGTATCACGCGCAATTAGCAACTGAGTATTTACAGAACGGAGTATCACTAGGGAAGATAGCGCAGGGTCTTGGCATCAAGAATGCGTCTCCGCTGTACTACGCAGTTCAACGTCATCAAAAGCGCATAGCCACAGGAAAGTAGCACTAATGACAACTCATGCTCAAAATGTAAACTACAAAAGCAAAACTTACATTGTTCTTTGCTACGCAAAGACACAAAAAGACTGGTTCACAGCGGACAAGTACAGGGAGTTTCAGCAGCATAATGTAAAGCTCATTGAAGACGTCGGCAAAAGTTTTAAGTCTCTCGTAAAGCACGGCTACTTGCTGCAAGTTGGTGAGCTTTCACGTGCAAAATACAAGATCACAGAACTAGGAATTACAGCACTGGCGCATATTGGTTCCCACCGAGTCAGGTCAGATCATGAAGCTATGGCGGACAGAGCTCGTTCGGCTGGAAAAGTAGGGCTACCAAAGGCAAACAAGGCGCGGCTATCAAATATGGAGAAAGCAACAGCATGAAGCACGAAAAAGAAACTACACAAGAAGCGTTGCGAGTACTTGCTGATTTACTTGAGCATGTTGAAACTACACAAGCAAAAGTTCAAGTAAAAATATACCCAAGCTTCCTCCGTGAAGTTGCAGATGAAATAGATAAATTGAGCAAGAAAAAGAGGAAAAAGAAATGACAATGACTGTGCTTTCCGCTGTGCTTGGCGCAACATTTGGGTATGCTATTGCCATGTGGGTTGTCCGCCCAGACTTACAAAGCCATTGCGAGTCTTGCAGTTGCAACTATGACTATGATCAGTACGAGCATGCTCGACAGAATTAGGCACGTGTGGTACTGGTTTAAGTCAGGATACATTCCACACCGCTGTGAAAACTGGCAAACATACCTAGGAGGTAGAAAGTCAGGCGTAATGTTCTGCAACATGTGCGGAAAGATCCTAGACGAGCATAAAGACTCTAGCTCGTAGTTGTTTTATTGGTCTTAGGCCGACCAACCACTCCCACCGTATTTGTTTTTTCACGCTCTTCTCTATCAACTCGTCGGCGCTCTCTAGCACGCTGACGGCGTTGAAGCGTTGGATCTGTGATGAACCCAAGTTCAAATCGCTCGTCCTCGGACTCGCCACCCCAAAAACCATGCTCGCCGTTTACCCTGGCGTAGTCACGGCACTGAGAAATAACTGGACATTCCGCGCAGACTAGTTTTGCTCGCTTTTCTCTTTTTTCTTTTGCTTCAGGTCTTTCTGCGTGGTGACCAAAAAAGTAATAAGTTTTGCCGTGGCATGCGGCGTCTGAAAACCAAGATGTGTTGTTCATAACGGGCCTAACCGTATCACGCCCGTGTCTACAAAGTCTTAATTGTCACCAATATTTGCCAAAATAATTTGGCGAATGTCAAGAAGAGTGTCAGTTATCTCGGAAGTTGCAACTATGTTCTTTGAAACTATTGAGTAGAGAGTGTCATCAATCATTTTGATGCCAGCGGTTAGTTGTAGTTTTTCAGCAACTTCTTCAATGACTTGTGTCATAATCCTCTTAATTCGTTTGATGTCAAAGACAATGAGTATTACAACAATGACTATACCAACCGTTTTGAGACTACGCCTCAGACTTTGGTTCTTTTTTTGCATCAACTTTTGCTTTTGTAAACACCGCGTCAATTTCTTCCTTTGTCAATTTTCCATCGTCAAGGTACGCACGAGACAATCCTTCAATGACTGATGCAACTCCACCGATGCCAGCCATAAAGATCGCAGTTATCATTGGGACACCGGCAATTGCGCCAGCGCCGATAACACCAAGACCAGACGCAGCGAATGTCGCCAAAATACGCAAAAGAATATGCTTAAGCTGTTCCATAGCCTAATTCTATATTTATACGGAAACGGCGACTAGAAGCCAAATACAGCAACTAAATTGCAATTTTCTTAGTGTAGACCTCGCTCTTAAGCATCATCTGTACTTGCGGATACGAGACCTTGTTGTATAAGTTTATGTATGAAAACGGAGTGTCAATAACACTATGTATGTCGCCTTCAAAGTTGTACCAATACGCAGGAGTTGTTCTTATTGCAGTAAACTGTGTGCCAGGCTTTGAAAAGATTCCATTGTAAAACGCGGTACCAAGCAGCCCAGCGACATGTTCTGCATTATAGAAAAGTCTAATCTGATCTTGCATTGATATTCCAGAAGGCTGAACAACTGCGTACCCTTGCGACATAAAGTAGTCTTCAATTGCGTCCTCAACCCAGGGCTCATTCCAGCGTAATTTTATTTGATCTTTTTTCCACTTTTGTCCAGTGCTTGCGTAGTCTGGATGTTTTGGCAATTCTTCACTAACAATTTTTCTTGTCAAAAATATCTTTTTAGGCAGCGACGTGTCTTCAATTGCGTACTGGCTAAAGAACTCTCTAAGCTCTAGATTTAGCGTAGGAGTCATTCCATAGTCGTGTCTAGGGAAATGTGTGTTTGCTATGATCATTTGGCTGTCATACATTACGACGAGCTTTTCAATAAGAACAACAGTGTTTTTAAGATCGGTGTCTTTTAGCCTAATTCCATCAAAGCTTTTCATCATGCTAAACACAAGATCATGGACTGGCTTCATGTTTTGGTACTTGGGAAAGAAAAAGTGTTCATGATCAATCCACAAGTATTTAGCGTCTTTATCTTTAGTTCTTCTTGTATGTAAAAAGACTGAAAGATACTCTTTAAGAAAATGAAAGTAATGCGGCACACCAGTGAAAATTACGTATGTTCCATTCAAACATATTGTGTTTTCATCTGCAGTCGTGCCACCAAGAATTACATTCTCAAAAGTGTACATAACTCCGTTTGGGTCGTCTTCAGCGACAACCCTGTCATATGTAGCACCGTAGTTAAGCAAGTCTGGTGTAGCTTTGTGTGCCATAAAGCTTTACTTTTTCTGTGTTTTAGTGGCCTTTAAGCACTCTTGACACGTAACGTGCTGCTTACCAATTGACACCCAAAGCGAGTCGTCAGTTAGTCCACAGGCAGTTGAATAAAAGCTAAGCCCAGAACTTGCCTTAGACAGATGAACAACTGCTGTATCGCCCATTACTTGTTGTTTTCCTTAATGAACTTAATCTCACAAGCGTCCGTTGTGCAATACGCTTCGCCAATAGCGTCTGCAGCAAGTCCACCGTACACACCTGTAAAGTCAATTGGAAACAACGCAACTGTTGCTTTGTTGTATTCTTCTTGAGTAATCTGAGTATACGGCATCTGCGGGTATGTCATGTTGCCGCTCGGCAAGAACGAAACAGTCTTAAGCTGCCCGTCATACATGTGAAGTACGGTTCCAACGTGCTCTGCTTCTGTTTCAGCGTTGAACGAAATTGTTACGGATACAGAGTTGTCTGACCAGTAGCGCTGTGCTGCAGCAGCCAATGACATCTTTTCAAAGATGGTTACATCTTTTTCTGCTCGAGCTGCCTTTGACTTGATTGGAAAGAAAACAACGCTTGTTGTATCTGGCGACTCAGATGCTGGTTCAACGCGGTAGTTAGCCATCTTGAACAGTGGCAACATTGGATCTTCATTCGCAAAGCGAATAGCGCGGTTAAAGAACTTTCCACCTGGTGTCCAGTGAACTCCTGGCGACTCACCAGCCAAGATTGAAACAGTACCTGAAGGCTTTACTGTTGTCATCTTGATTGACTCGCGGATACCCAACCACTCAGAATAGATGTTGTCATATTCACGAATAACGCCGTAACCCTGATCCATCCAATCACGAAGTGTTGGTAGTCCATTGTTATCTGCAAAGTCAGCAACGCCAGACATTGAGGTTCCAATGCGGCGGTTGCGCTGCATAATTGCGTTCGTCTCTTCCCAGTGCGTTGGCAAAAGCGTAACGGTCTTAGCGTAGAGATATGCAAACTTCAAAGTGCGCTTGTAGTCTTCAAGATTCTCGTGTCGGCCGAGGTATGTTTCAACCAACGTGCAACATTCATAAGACTCAAGTGACTGCTCAGCACACGGGTTGTAGCCAGCAACACGGTGATCTTTGTTGTTTGCTGGATCGGCAAGGCGACCATACTTACGCGACATGTCCATCCAAATAACACCAGGTTCGCCGTTCAAAGCGATGCCTTCAATGATTGGTGACAAGTCTGCACCAACTGATGTTGCTACAGAGTTATTGGACATCCAACCCCAACCCGGCGCTGTTGGGTCATACGAGTTTCGCTCAGGAAACTTTTCTGAATTCTTAAGGTTTAAGAAGTCTTGGTCATCAAGGCGACCAAGCAGCAACTCAGCCGAACGACGGACGTTGCCAGAAACTACGCAAACTCCAATTAAGTTTCCAATGTCAGCAATGTCAACACGTGTAAGCTTATCGCCAGCACGATCAAAAAAGATGCGATGGATATGGTTGTGAAGCTTTTCAAGCGGCTCGTGCCCTGCCGCGGTTCCACCGAATGTTTTGATTGGTGTTCCTGCCGGGCGAACTTCGCTGTAATCAAAGTTTACAGGCAACTGATCAGCTTTCAAATACGAGTTAAGCAGCATTGCAACGGACTCAACCCAACCTTCGCGTGTGTCTGGAATACTAAAGCTAAGCGGTGCGCCAGTTGGCTTATAAATTGTAAAGTCTTTGTCTGCACCCTTGTCATCAAAACCAACGCCAACACCAAGCATTGATGCTTCCATCAAGAAAGCAAATGGTTTAGCTGGATTGTTCTTGTTCATTTCAGCAGTTGATACAAACGCGCAGTTTTGCAATGCGGCTGAGTTGCGCTGCACGTTGACAAGCGGTGTGCCCATGACCCAAAGGCCACGTCCTGGTGGAGTCCACTTCAATTGAAACAGGCGATCAAAAGCTTCCTTTGCGCTTGCTTGTCCTTTTGCATCATTCCACGGAAGGCGGTTTGCTTTGCAATGATCCTTTTGAAGTGAATACATGCCGTTGATAACGCGCTCACAAACATCAACCCATGTTTCTTTTGTGCCATCTTCCTTTAGCCGCGAATATGTGCGAAGAAACGTAATTTCTCCAACGGAGTTTCCAGCGGCATCAGCGTAGCCAAATGGCGCTTTTTGCCCCCGATACGTGCTAACGAAGTCGTCGCTTAGGCGGAAAGAAAATATGGATGTTGACACGGAAATGACCTCGTTCGCAAAGATGATTGATTAGGAATTGAAATTATACTTGGCTATCGTTCAACCAAGATAATTGATCAAACATTTCTTTACATTGCGGACATATCGGAAATCCGCTAGGATCTCGAGAAGGCACCCACACTTTTCCGCAGATTGCAACGATCGGAATTCCCTCAACAAGTGCTTTCGTGATCTCGTCTTTTTCAGCGTAGTGTGCAAACTTGTCGTGATCGCCGTCGTTGTACACAGTTGGCGTGTCGTACTTTAGATCAGTCAATGTAGTCAGATCCCTGAAATGAACATCTAGGGCACTTATTTTTTTGTTGTTCTAATTCATCTAATGCAAGTCGGTACATGGCTTTTGTCATAGCGTGCACTTCGCGCAGCTCGTCTAATTGACGACCCATGTCTTCAACTTTGTACTCTAGTTCTTTAAGGTACAGAAAAGTATTCTTATCCATTTTCTGAACAAAGCGTGGATCTTTATCCATCATGACGGCTGGCAACTCGGGCACCAATACAACGTGCGCCCGCCCATATCGTCTGCTTGAACAGTGTTGCTACAGACACGGCAAGGATTGCCAGTGCGCTTATAGACATAACTAGTTTGTGAACAACCATGAAGTTTTACCTCATCATTTGTTAGGTGACTTTCGGCCACAGTCTTAATCTTACCGTCTTCAGCACCAACCTTTAAGAGACGCACTGAGTCACGCCATAGCGAGTCAAACTTGTCGCGATGCAATTCCTTACCTGGAACAAATGGCGACTGATTAGAGAGGAATAGAAGCTCAGCTCTGTACACGTTTCCTATGCCAGCAATGACAGATTGGTCCATCAACAGCTGACCAACGGTCTTCTTGCTCTTTTTGATCTTTTGCCATGCTTCTTCTGGATCTGCGTCGTCACGAAGTGGATCTGGGCCAAGACTATTCATCTTTCCCATGTACTTTTGTTTGTCAAAAATCTCGCAAGCAGTCGGCCCAACAAGGTCAGACA